GCTCGCGGACGCGGCCACGGCAAGCGCGGTTATCGCCAGCGCTGGCGCGCTCGCCCGCGCCAAGGCTCCCGGCAAGCCTAACGGCGCGGCGGTCAACTAACACTAACGTCTAACTAACCCCCACGCCTTGCGGCGTGGGGGTTTTTTGTTGTCTGCAATTGCTCGCAAGCAATAGACGCGTGCGTAACTTGCCGCCCTTATCACCCCCACGCGTTCACGCGTGGGGGTTTTTTCGTACCTAACACCTAACGCGTGCGTCGTTTAAGTGCTGATTGTCGAGAGGCCAATGTGCGCTTCGCGCTTTCTTGTAGCCAAAAATCGAGGGATCGGCCGGATCGTTTACAATTTCGGCCAAATCTCCCAATTTCACTTACAAGATTGGGTTCTAGGCCAAACCTTTGTTTTTATTCATCTAATCGTAGGTAGTAAGTGTCTATCTTGTATTAATTGTAAAATTGTAAAGGAAAAATCATAAGACCCCCACCGCGCGACCCCCCTTGATGATGTGTTTTGATTTTGCCCCTGAGAGGGTTCTTGTACGGCCCCAAGCCCCTAAAATGCGTTCATTCTCTGGCCCAAAACCCTTACAAAATTACAACTCTTACAATAATCAGCAAAATCAACGGGTTACCAAAAACCCTTGCCTCGCCGACCAATACATATACACTCGAAATCCCTTACAGGAAGCAGCCCACATGCCTCGTCCCACCCTAGAATACCCGTCTGGAGGCCGTCTCGGCGTCATCTTCACACGCGAGCAATTCGCCACGCTCGATGCGCTGGCCTTCTACTGGAGCACCAATCGAACCGGCGCGCTGCAGCGTATGCTCGACGAGGTGAGCCCTCTCAAAATCCCGTTCGACGCCGATGAGCAAAATCGCATGCTGATCCGCTCACCGCATGCGCCTAACCAAAACGTCCACCTGCGCAACGTCTTCCTGCCCGGCGAATACGGTGGCCGTCAGCATCTCTGGTGCTTCGACCCTGATCCAGAGACCGGCAAAGTCTATCCGGCCGAACCGCAGTACATCATGCTCGTCCACGGTGACGCGGCCAAGCTGGACGTGGCCAGCCTCAAAATCCCCAAGAGCACGATCGGCAAGGCGATCCAGTGGGCGTCCACCTCACATTATCGTCCGCCCGGCTGGCCGCACTTGCCAGCCTCCAAATAGTCAAGCTAACCTCATCTCTCAGGCCCGGAGCATCCATGTCAAAATTCAGCGCCCTCGAAGCCGCGTTCTTCTCACGACCCGGGTCCAATCAGGGCAAGCTGGCCTTCCGCCGACCACGTGGCCTGTTCCGCTGGCTGCGCCCGGAGGACCCGGTGGTGATCCTCGCCACGCCGATGGACACCATGCTCGAACTGTGGTGCCACGAGGACGTGTTCCTGCGGGCCGCGCCGCTGGTCGAGAAGCTCCGCAACCGCACCATCAGCCGCACCCGCTATGGCCAGTTGCACGCCATCATGGCCCAGAACGCCCTGCTCACCGGGCAGGTGGACGAGACCGCCAAGGTGCTCACGGCGATGGACGAGCAGTGGAAGTGGTGCCCGGCCCGCTACCTGTCCCTGCTGAACCCCCGCACCTTCGCCTTCGCGCTGCAACGCCGCATGGTCCGCAACGCCGAGCGCGGGCCGCAGGCATGATCAAGCCCTCCTTCCATGTCGAGCGACAGGCTATGGTGCTGGTCGGGAGTTTGGACGGCATGGACGAGAGCTATCCCGCGCTGCGCATCCACACCTCGATCGAGGCCATCGAGGCGTCCGTCGACGACCACGAGGCGGCCATCCGGCGCATCATTGAGATCGTGCAGGCCACGCCCTACCCCACGGCCAGCGGCCGCAGGCGGCGCGAGGGCGACCCCGAGGTCCGCAAGCGGGTCGGGCAGGCCCTGACCTCATACCGGGGAGCCGTCACCGAGATGGTGCTGTCCGGCTCCATCAGCATCGACCAAGGCTCTGACCTTTCCAAGATGGTCGACGCCATCGAGGCCGAGGAGAAACCCGCATGACCAGCATGGTCATCATCCTCGTGGGCGCACCCGGGGACAAGTCGAACAACCATCACCCGCTGCCGCCCGAGGTCATCGACGAGTTCGAGGCGCTGATGAGCGAACTGCACCTCTACAACATCAGGCGACCGGGCTGGGACCGCATCAAGACGATCTTGGCCATCGCCACGATGGAGGCGGGCGACACCGAGAAGGGATCGCTGGCCTACGATCTGGCCAGCCAGAAGTGGCGCAGGTCGCGCTGGTACGATGGAGCCGACTGATGCTGATGCAAGCGATCTACACCGTGCTGGGGACCGCCGTGATCTGCGGCGTGATCCTGCGTCTGGGACGCGCGGCCCGTAAGCGCCGCCCATGACCGACAAGCGCCTCACCGCCGACAAGTTCGATGCGCGCGAGATGCGCTCCAAGTACGCCGGGATCATCTCGGGCGGCTCGACCGACATCATGCCGCTGGCCGCCTACCGCCACTACGTCACCGTCTCGCTCATGCTGGGCGACATGACCAGCGACGAAGCCTCAGAGGCGATCAGCATCGCGCGCTCCGTGTTCATCTCCAACGTCAACGCATGGGTGAAGGCGCACGGCAGCGTCCACCGGGCCGTCACCGACCTGATGGCCAGCCTCGCGGCCGCCATGCCCAGCGGTCAGCCCTGATGGCCACCCTGCCGCAACTACGGACCCAGATCGGGGTCCACGCCACGCGCCTGCGCGCCGGGCCGCTGTCCGCCGTCGACCGCAACGCGATGGCCGACGACCTCGACAGGATCGTGGTCGAGATGAAGCGCCGTCCGGCCGTGCGCCGCGCGCCCGACGAGACGCCGCCCCTGACGCCCAGCCAGAAGCGCGACCTGATCGCCTTCGCCGCGAAGCACTACAACGCCAGCTACAAGTCCTTGGCCCACCGCTTCAAGACCACGGTGGGACGCGTGTCCGAAGTGCTGGCCGGGAAGCGCAAGTGAACGCCCTGATGACCATAGCCGACCAGCGCTGGGAGGACCCGGCCTATCGGCTGAGGATCGCCTACCTCGCCGACCAGATATTCGGCCGCCATGCTGCGCCGACGCTGGACGAGGTCATCGAGTACAAGGCGCACATCACGATGGAGCGCATGAGCGGCACCGCGCTGCATGGGCTGCGCGAGGAGCACTACGAGAAGGCGATGCGGCGGGCGTGCGCGGTCGAGTTGACCCTCAAGCTGGAGACGGGTTCCTAATTGCTTGCGAGCAATAACCGGAACGCATACCCCCGACCACACCTTCACAATGGACAGGGATCAGGGCCTCAGCTAGGCCAGACCCAAAGGAGCACCCATGACCAAGATTTCCGACCGCACCGGCCAGCCGTCCCTCCGCAGGGGGTTCGCCGCCATGTCGCCTGAGCGACGCACCGAGATCGCCAAAAAGGGCGGCGGCTCCGTGCCCCCCGAGAAGCGCTCGTTCGCCCGCGACCGCAAACTGGCTGCGTCAGCCGGTCGCAAGGGCGGGGAAGCGTCGCGCGGCGGCGGACGTTCACCGGCCAAGGTTGCGCCCGTCACATAGTGAGAGCAGAACTCGCTGGAACATCAGCGAAGGAGCATCCAATGAAGATCGGCGCAGGCCAGACACGCGACGTCACGGTCCAGTTCACCAACGACAACGGCCACCCCGCCCACGTGCAGGGCACGGTCTCGTGGTCGTCCAGCGACAGCGCGGTGGCCAAGGTCGTGGCCAACACCACCAACCCGTCTCAGGCCACCATCACGGCTGGCCCGAAGGCAGGCAAGGCGCAGATCAGCGCCCACGCTGACGCCGACCTCGGCGAAGGCGTCACCGAAGTCACCGCCACCCTCGACGTCGAGGTCATTGCGCGCGGCGAGGCGACGGGCGGCGAGATCGTCCCGGTCGGCGCGGGCCAAGGACTGCCCGGCCAAGGCGGAACGGGTCCTGACAACACCCTGCCCGGTGGCAGCGGCGGACGCCCGGACCAAGGACTGCCGGGCTCAGGCGCTCGACCGGACCAAGACCTCCCGGGCCATGAGCGTCCGACCGATCCGGGCTACGACAAGCCCAGCGGCGGCCATCCCGACCAAGACCTGCCGGGTCGCAACCCGCGCCCCGACCAAGGGCTCCCGGGTAGCGGTCACGCCGACCAAGACCTGCCGGGCTCAGGCGGGCGTCCCTCGCAGGGCCTGCCGGGCGATCAGCCGGGCATCGACAACAGCCTGCCGGGCGGCAAGCCCAGCACGCCTGACCAAGACCTCCCCGACCACGCCAAGCCCAAGCGGTAGGGTCTGAGGAGACGGGCCGCCCACCAGCCTCGGGGGTGGGTGCAGCCCTGCAAGCGGAGGCCACGGCGGTACGTCAACGCCGTGGCCTCCCAACTTGCACGGTCCAGCTTCCCTTGGCGAATAGTCATGCTACGGTAGACGCATCTCAACCAGAGGGGCTATCAATGAAACTGACCAAAACCTTGGCGCTGGTCGCCGCTCTCAGCGTCTCGCTGATGGCCACGGCCGCGCACGCCGTCACCTTCGTGTTCACCGGCACCAACGCCGATGGGAACACCGTCTCGGCGACGATGGACATCACCGCTGTCGGCGACCACGTGACCATGCGTGTCACCAACAACACGGCGGGCATGTTCGCCTCCAATCAGGCGATCAGCGACATCCTGCTGAACTTCACCACCGACGTGACCGGGGCCACCAACTTCGGGCAGACCGGCCAGCGCGGCATCATCAACGCGGACGGCACCGTCACGCTGATCGCCGGTGATCCCACCCGTTGGGACGCCAGCAACCCGGGCGGCAACACCTACCTCGACGTGCTGGGCGGCGGCTCGCCGACCGAGATGATCGCCTCCAACTCGATCGGTGATCCGAACGGCGGGCTGGCCAACTTCAACCCCTACATCATGGGCGACGCGTTCTTCACGTTCGACCTGCTGGGGGCCAGCAACCTGCGGATCGCTGACATGCAGTTCAGCTTCGGCACCAACCACGAGTTCATCGGCCACGGCACCTGCACCTTCGGCTGCGGCGGCGTGATCAACCCGACCGGCGTCGTGCCTGAGCCTGCCACGTGGGCGATGATGATCCTCGGTGTCGGTGGCATCGGTGCGATGCTGCGCCGCAAGCGGGCGCTGGCGCGACGGGCCGCCTACGCCTGACCTCCAACGACCGCGCGCCGGACAGGGACGACACCCGACGCGCGGTCTCCTACCTCACCACCCGTTCGGGCGATGAAGCAGTTCAGGAATAGGCGGCTTGGGTCCGCCTATTTTTTTGCCTTGCGCTGCACGTCGAGCGCAATGGCGACGGCTTGTTTCTGCGGTTTGCCGTGAGCCATCTCCGTCTTGATGTTCTGGCTTACGGCTTTCTTTGATCCGCTCTTGTTCAGGGGCATTTCTCGCCTCAGGGGAATTAGTCGTTGTCGTCCTCGTTGCGCTGCGGGCGCTCGCGGTCGGCAGGTTTCTTGTTGGGGTCGTACTCGCGGCCCCCGGGGGCTTGCGGGTCCGGGTTGCGCGGACGCCCCTGTTCGGGGTTCGGCTTGTGCGGGCTCTGGGTCGGGATCGGCATAGGGGTGTCTCCTCACACGTCCCTAGGTGGCCTAAACCCGGCCAAGGCCAAGCCGTTGCATCAGCTGGGCTTGGCCTCGGGCATGGAGGGCAGCGTCTCCCCGACCAGCGGCGGCGGGCCTCCTCCGGGCTTCGCGTGGAACTCGCCGCACCAATCCGTCACCTTCACGCCGGGGAAGTAGAAGTTGTTGCGCTGGCGGTTGGGCGGGAAGCGACGACAGATGCCGTAGGGCTCGTCCGCCGTCTCCCCCTGCACCTTGATGTCGAGGAAGAACCGGCAGAGCGCACAGCAATCGCCCTTCGGTTCGGGTGCCCGGGACGTGGCCATCCTTAGGCGATGCCCAGCTTCTGGACGATGAGCACGAGGGCGATCAGCAGCGCGATGACCGGGACGACCCAGCGCATGAACTGCATCGGCGGCGGCCACGGCACCTGATAGGAGATGGCGCAGACGATGGCGACGACGACCAGCACGATGAGGCAGAAGACCAGCAAGCTCATGACGTGTTCCTCCTGAGGGTAGGGTACACCGTCCACAGCCCTGTCCCCAACCTTGTCCAAAAGTAGGCTTGACCAGTAGCTGAGCCATGATACCAATTCGGCTCGCTGAGGCCACGGCCTTCGGTGGGGGAAACGGGTGCGGCCCGCAAATCGCATCCTTCATGTTCAGGGTTTGCAAACCAATGAATAAGTTCTTCGCGGGCGTCGCCGCCCTCGTGCTGATGGCCGCCGTCTCGGCTCCGGCCGCCGCGCAATCCATCGCTCAGACCAACGCCGGTTCCTCGGTCGCCTCGACCTCCGGTTCGATCACCCTCGGCGCTGGCGTCGCTGCCGGTGCGGCCGCTGCGACCAACACGTCCTCGTCGGTGGCGCTGGCCACCCACAACCTCGTCACCGCGCAGACCGTCACCACGACCACGTCGGCTGGCAACGCGACCAACACCCACTTCCAGACCGGCGCCTCGCTGGGCTGGTCCGCCGCCCAACAAGCGGGCTTCTCGAACGCCTTCGCGTTCGCCCGCGCCCCTTTCTAACGACCAGTTGGCCGGGCGTCCGCCTCATGGCGGCGTTCGTCCTGCTGGGCGTCTAGATCGGTCCAAGGCAGGGGGGTTTCGGCCCCCCTGTTTCCTCTCAAATCCACGGTGGGGCTACAGATGAACTTCAAGCTTTTCGCGACCACGGCGGCCGTCGCCGCCCTCGTCCTCTCTCCGTCCTTCGCCTACGCGCAGGATGCGACCTCGACCTCCGGGGCTGGAGCCACGGCAGGCTCCGTGTCCGGCGCGCTGAACAACAACTCGACCACGAACGGCGCACAGACCACCACGGTCGCGCCGATCAGCAACGGCGACAGCACCGCCATCTCCGGGTCCAACTCCGACGCCGCCGCCACGCAGAACCAAGCGCAGTTCAACGGCGGCAACACGGTCGGCCCGATCGACAGCAGCGTGCGCGTCGGCCCGACCACCTCCACGTCCGACAGCAACTCCGTCTCGGGCTCGATCTCGGGCTCCGTCTCCGAAGGCGGCGCGGGCGGTAGCTCGACCGCAACGTCCACCTCGGGCGGCGGCGCGGGCGGTGAGGGCGGCATGGCGCAGGCCAACGGCGGGTCCTCGAACTCGTCGGCCCAAGGCGGCACCGGCACGGCCACGCAGTCGCAGAACGCCCAGAACGCGGGCAACGCGCAGAACATCACGTTCAACTCGACCACGCCGACCAAGACCACCCTGCGTGCGGCCCCGACCGTCTACGCCCCGGCGCTGACCACCACCCTGACCGAGACCTGCATGGGCTCGACCTCGGCGGGCGGCAGCGGCATCGGCTTCGGGTTCAGCGTCGGCTCTACGTGGAACGACAAGCAATGCGTGCGTCGCCTGAACGCTCGAGAGATCGCCCAGACCCTCGGTGACCGTGACGCGGCCCGCGCGCTGATGTGTCAGGACGCCGACGTCGCCCGAGCCTACGCCGCCATCGGCCAGTCCTGCTTCACGCCGGTCCCGCCGCCGCAGCAGGTCGTGGTGCAGACCGCGCCGCCGCCCGCGCCCTACAGCGAGCCGCCGCACAACATGCAGCCGATCCCCAATCCGCCCGAGCAACCGGCACCCCGCCGTCCTAAGGTTCCTCGCGGCGACTAAAGGTCAGGGTCGGCGCATACCGAACCCCCACCTTCGGGTCATCGCACCGACCCGGCAGGCGCAGGGTGGCGGCTGGACTTAGCCCTCCAACACCGCCACCCTGACGCTTCTGAAACATCGGGGCCTCCGAGCCGTTCTGGGGAGAGCGAGCGATCGGAGGCTCTACAACAAAGGACGTGACCACGGCCCCGACCGAAGGGACACGCGAAAACTACCGACTGGTCCCGGTGTGCGATATGGAGACGCACCCGGGGTCCTTCGGCGAGACGCTGCGGAGCTAAAGCTGGTCCTCCTGCACCCCCCCGGTTGACACCGGGACCAGCCAAGGACGGAGACCTTACCCCCCTCTCGTTCGCAGCGTCTCACCGAAGCACCCCGAGGCCCGCTATGCGCGCCACGATCACGCTCCTGCTCTCGACGCTGGCCCTGATCGCGGTCGTCATAGCCATGAGAATGACCACCTAGGAGCTAGACCGTGCCGCCTGCGACCTCCAGCCAGATCAAGACGCGCATCGGCGACATGGGCTACCCGACCGAGGTGTGGGTGGTCCGCACGCTCAGCCGCTTCCCCATCGAGACCGTGTGTTTCTTCGACCGGGCCAAGGCCAAGGCGTTCGCCGACGAGCAGCCAGACGTGCGCCAGTTGAAGCCCACCCCGATCCGGGTGGTCGACGCGTGAGCGAGCCCGACGCCATCAACATCGTCGTGGCCACGCTGCAGGCCGAGTTCCGGCGCACCCGCACCAAGCTGAACGGTGCGGCCAAGCGGCGCACCTATGCCGTCAGTCAGGAGGCCATCGAGGCGAACCTGATGGCCGAGCATCAGGCCGACCTCGACATGCTGGCCGACGCCATCATCTCCAGCGGCGGCGACCTGCCGGGCAACGAGGATGAGACGCCCTGATGCCGAACACCACCCGCTACGCCGAGCGCACGACCGTCTCCGCTGGCCAGAGCCAGAACGAGGTGAAGAACCTGCTGCGCCGGTTCGGAGCCAGCCAGATCGCCGTCTACGAGGACGAGATCAAGTCGGCGGTGGCCTTCCGCATGGAGGACCGGCTCTACCGCATCACCGTGCCCATCCCCACCGGCAAGAACCCCCGGCAGGAGGAGCGCCGGGCGTGGCGGCTGTTGCTGCTGCTCATCAAGGCCAAGCTGGAGGCGGTGCGCGAGGGCGCGACCACCTTCGAGCGCGAGTTCCTCGCCGACATGCTCACACCGGACGGCAGCACCGTCTACGAGTGGACCCAGAGCCCTCTGCGGCTGGCCTACGAGACCGGCCAGATGCCAGACCAGTTGATGATCACCGGCCGGTGATGCGCCGCCACGTCCCGCTGGACCTGAACCCGTCCGTCGTTCGGCGCATCGAGAACGGCAAATACTGGCTGTTCGACATGGAGTGCCCGACCGAGGTGATGGCCGCCTACGAGCGGTCGTGGGCGCGGCGTGGCAACATGCTGCAGATGGACGGCGACATGCTGGTCAGCTGGGTCATCGAGCAGAGCTTGACCAAGGGCGATTTCGAGATGGTAGGGCTGCTGCGCGATGCTCTGGAGCGACTTGGATGGCGACCACACGACTAAGGCTCAACGACCCGCAGCGCAGGCTGCTGCCGCTGCACTCCGAGTTCAACGCCGCCGACATGACCGCGACCCTGTTCGGCCTGCCCCTGACACACAGTGAAGCTTTGTCCTACAGCGCCCTGCAGGCCGGGTGCGCGACCGATCACCAGCGTGATCTGCTCAAGGCGTGGCTGGTCAAGATGACCCTGTTGCATGGCACGTGGGTGTCCGACCTGATCGGCATGGACTGAAATCAGCACGCGTTTTGAGCTTGACATGCACCTAACAATGTCGTATACTGGTGTACTGTTGGTAGATCGTCTTCCAGCAGCCCCCACCAGCCAATTGCTTCCGAGCAATTAGCCTTTCCCGAAGGACCTCCACCCATGTCTGACCCGACCTTCCCCATCCTGTGCCTCATCGGCATCATGCTCGTCACCGGCCTGCTCGTTGGCTACGCCGTCTTCGGCGTGGGCATCACCGCCTTCGAGCAGGCCAAGCGTCTCCCGGCCAGCGTGCTGGTGGTGCTGGGCATCGGTCTGCTGGTTGCCGTGGCGATGGTCTCGTGAGCGTCCTCGACACGCCTATGGTCGTCTGGGACGGCGAGATGGACATGACCGTGTGGCCCACCCACTACTGGCGTGCTGACGGCGAGTTGAAGCCGACCGGCATGGCCCGCTACAAGCTGGGCGATACCGTGCAGATGAAGTGGCGCGGCGCTGGCCCGGTCACCATCGTCGGCCTGCGCACCTACCAGTACCGCTGGCACAAGCCCGACGTACAATACGTCCTCAGTGACGGCCGCCGCGCCTTCGACAACGAGGTGTTCTGATGACCGAGATCACCAAGCCCTTCCTGCCGACCGTCAATCAGGCGGCGGTCAACCGCAACCCGGAACACTGGCCTGCCCAGATCACCGGGTTCCTTGAGGTCGGCTACGGCGGCGAGAAGACCCGCGAGACCGAGGAGCGCAAGCGCTCGCCGCAGGGGGACGAGAAGGCCCCGCCGTCCTACTGCATGAAGCTGACGGTGGCATGGTGCGAGAAGATCGACGCCCACATCGCCGACTACTTCATCCTGCCCCGGGGGTCGTTCCGCGACAGCGCGGTCGATCGTTCGGCCAAGGACCTGCCCGCGAAGGGGAGCAAGGCATGATCGACGCAGGGTGGGTCTACATGATCGGCCTCATGCTGCTGGTCGTGGTCGCCTCTGTCTGCTGGGATCGGCCATGATCTCGGCCGACGAGCAGATGGCGTGGGTCGAGGGGATCACCGGAGAGTTCTCCCTGACCACTCGGTTCGGCAAGTTCACCGAGATCGTCGGGCTGGAGATCAAGCAGATCAACATGACCGGGCACCGGAAAGGAGAAAGCTTGGCCATATGGTTCACGGATGGCAGGTTCCTGTCGATCAGCGACCAAGGCCAGTCGTGCTGCGAGACCCGCTACCTGACCTGCGACGACGACCTGACCGGCCACGAGGGCGGCCACCTGTTGTTCGTCGACAAGCACGCCTCGGGTCCTGAAATACAGCGGGACCCGGAGCAGTACGGCCAGCACGATACGGCTTTCGTGAAGGTGCAGACCACCAAGGGCAGCTTCACGATCTGCACCCACAATGAGCACAGTGGGTACTACGGCGGGTTCGCTCTGACTATTGAACTCGTGGCTTGAACATCAACCCAATTGCTACAAAGCAATAACCAGCGAAGGGACTAGACTAATGGATTACTGGATCATCCAATCCTACTGGAACAAGAAAGAACGCAGCCCGCTGAGCAATCTGTTCGTCTCGTCATTTCAGGCGCAGACGTTCGCCGACAACATCCACTCGACGGCGGGCTACACCTACTCCGTCCGCCCGGCCACATGGCAGGAGCGCGAGGAGCGCATGTTCCTAGCCGGTATCTACGAGCACCCGGTGTGGGCTGACGAGGCGTGGTGGATCAACGTCGCCCACTATTTCAAGGACTTCTTCATCCACATCTCGCAGCGCGACCCGAGCATGGTGGCCTTCACCGAGGACCCTCGGAAGGGCGAAGCCGACCGGCAGACCCCGACACGTCCGGGCAAGTTCCTGCAGAAGTTCCTCGGCGCTGGCGAGAGCGGGCTGATCGAGCACGGCCCGCTGGTGGGCAGCGATCCCAAGGTGACCAAGCACCAGATCGCGTTCTATGCGGCGTGGCATCAGTCCGGGAAGCGGCCGCCGACCGATGACGTGCTGGGCTTCACCGACGACCCGGACATGATCGTCCGTGTGTACGAGGACGGCCCGGACAGCTGCATGATGGGCAAGGGCTGGTCCCCCGAGCACCACCCTGTCCGGGTGTACGCCGGGGGCGGGCTGGAACTGGCCTACATGCTCTCGCATGAGGACCCGAACGACATCATCGGCAGAGCCCTGTGCTGGCCCGACAAGGGCGTGTTCGGCCGGGTCTATCCGACGCCCAACTCCAACAAGGAGCAGAACCGCTACGACGAACTGATGGGCCGGTTGAAGGCCAAGGGCTGGAGGTCGATCACCGAGGACAGCACGGTGTTCGAGGGCGCGCTCCTGTCGGTGGTCACCAACCGCTACGGCGAGTACGTCATGCCCTACCTCGACAATGAGTACGGGGTCAGGATGATCCACCGGAACGGTCAGCAGTGGTGGCAGATGACCCACTCGGAGGACCATCAGGACAACACCGATGGGACGATGAACGGCCACGATCCCGACTGGACCTGCGACGCCTGCGAGGAAGGGTTCTCGGACGACGACGACAGCTACAGCGTCAACCGGGCGTGGGTCTCCACCGGCCCCAACGGTCAGGGCTATGGCCGGGCCGAGGCGACGTGGTGCCGCGATTGCTACGACAACGGGGCCTTCTACTGCGACGGGTCGGACGAGCGCTACAATGAGGGCACCACCGACAAGGTCGACGCCGACGACGGCAACACCTACGAGAAGAACTGGTTCGAGGCCAACGGCGGCTGGTACTGCGAGTACGCCGACGCCTACTACTTCCGCGACGCCGCCGAGCCGATCCTCATGGGCGATGGCGTGCTGATCCACGAGAGCGAGTTGGCTGACAACGCGTTCCAGTGTCTGGAGACCGGCGTCTGGTGGCCGAACGACTACCAGAGCCATAGCGTGCCGCTCTACCACCACGCCTTCGACAGCTTGGCCGTTCACCCGGTCGAGATGGAGCGGGTGATCCCTGACCTGCCCGAGGACCACGAGGACGCGGTGGTGTGGGCTACGGCCCACGTGCTCCCGTTCGAGCCGATCTACCTGCCGCAGGTGTCCCGACGCAGACACCGCAGGATCATGACCCAGCCCTTGGCGATCCCCGCCATGTTGGCCGCAGCCTAGAAGGACCCGACCCATGAGCAAGCATCACAAGAGCCAGAAGACCATGCCCGGCAACGAGGAATGGATGGCCCGCAACATCGTCCGCAGCCAGCCGTCCGTGTTCGCCGCCAAGCCCGACCCGATCGAGGTGCTGCGGGAGATGAAGGCGCGGCAGCACGCCACCATGACCCTCATCGCCCGCGACGAGGCCAAGGTCCACACCGGCTACGAGAAGGTCTCGATGGCCGCGCTGCGCGAGGACGCCTCCATCCACCTGCTGATGGACATGATGGAGTTCTGCCGTCCGGGCGGCGGGAAGGACGAGGAGGACTTCATCGACACCTACATCAAGCCCTTCAATCCGACCGAGGACAACTACGGCAACAACATCATCGTCGTCCCGGCGACGGATGAGGACTACCCTCGCATCCTCTGGTCCTGCCACACCGACACCGTCCACCGTCAGGGCGGTCGGCAGAGCGTGGTCTTCACTGACGGTATAGCTTGGACCAGCGACGGCTCGTGCCTTGGGTCGGACGATACCGTGGGCGTGTGGATGGCCATCGAGATGATCAAGGCCAAGGTTCCCGGGACCTACGTCTTCCACCGCGACGAGGAGAGCGGCGGCGGTGGCTCTGCATGGCTGGCCAAGAACGCCGAGGCGTTCCTCGGGCAGCATGCCTGCGCCATCGCCCTCGACCGGGCTGGCTACCGGGACGTGATCACCCACCAAGCGGGCGGGCGGTGCTGCTCCGACGCCTTCGCCAAGACGCTGGCCTCGCTGATGGACGGCGAGTTCAAGCCCTGCGACGGCGGCGTGTTCACCGACACCGCCAACTACACCGACGCCATCGGAGAATGCACCAACCTGAGCGTCGGCTACTTCCGCCAGCACGGCCCGATGGAGCACACCAACCTCGGGTTCGCCTCCCGCATGCGGGATGCGCTGATCGCCGCCGACTGGACCAAGCTGGTGTTCGAGCGCAAGCCCGGCGAGGAAGACGAGGCGTGGGGCTGGGGCGGCAGGTACGACGACAAGTGGGGGACGTATGCCCCTCGCAAGCCCTACAAGCCCGGCAAGCCCTACGGCGAGACGCACGAGGACAAGATCGCCGACTTGGAGGAGTACATCGACCGCTACCCCTACGTGGTGGCCGAGTACCTGCTGGCGCACGGCGTCACCATCGACGACCTCGACAACTTCGAGCCCGAGATCGAGGACGAGGTCGAGGGTCTGGATGAGGACGAAGACATCGAGGACGAGCGCTGATGCCCCGGCGCTTCAACAACCCCAAGCCCACGATGTGGGGCCGGATAGGACATCCGGCCCCGCTCGATCGCAAACTGGTGAGGTGTGCTGGCGTGACGTTCGAGGACCGGCAGACCGGCCAGATGTGGACGCTGCGGAAGTACGAAGCCTACAGCAACGAGTGGCCAGAGGTGGACGTGTGGACCGTGCGCGACCTGCTCCCGGTCAAGGATCAGGACAAGCGTAACCGTGGCATGGGCTACGGCAACCAGCGCAAGGTCGAGGAGGCGGACGTGCCTGCGGACGTCCGCGAGTTCGCCTTGTCCACGCTGGTCATGTTCCGGCTGCGGGGGAGGGTCCACGCATGACCAAGCCCAGCGAGTGGTCATTCAGGGAGACGGTGGTTCGTGCCGCCCTCGTTGAGACAGGTGGCCACGAGCTTGTCGATGACGTGCAGGAGGGATGGGTCAACTGTCGCCGGTGCGGCGGCGGCTGGCACATCAGGATGCGGTCCGAGCAGGCGGACGACTCTGAGAGCGGGTCACGCCTGTGGGGCAACCCGCTGGTCTTCGGCCAAGGGTGTCGCCAATGACCGACTGGACGTTCCGCGAGCAGGTGATCATCTCGATCATCGAGGGAAAGGGGCACATCGCCGTGACCGACAACACGAAAGGATGGGTGGTCTGCTCCCGCTGCAACGTCAGTTGGTGGGTCACACGCCGGGCCGAGATGGCGGACACCGACAGGGTGGCCGACATGGGCAACCTGAACGCCATCTCGTCCGCCCCTTTGGTGTTCGATGTGTGCGACCCCTAAACCTAGGACGTGTCCCCCTCTTGACATGCCCCTAACACTGTTGTATACTAGAATACGGTTGGAGATGTCCTCCAGCCGCCACCGCTCCGAAGCAGCCAATTGCTTCCGAGCAATTAAGTCGAAGGACCTACCGTGAACCCCAAGCTCTTTATCGAAACCGCCGTTGCCCGCATGGACCACCAGCGCACCACCGGCGAGATCATGTCGCCCCTCGTGGTGCTGGCCCAGCCCGGCGTCGGCAAGACGCAGTCCGTCCGCTACGCCGCCGAGCAGGCTGGCGTGGGCTTCATCCACATCCACGGCCCGACCATGCCCGCCGAGGACTTCGGCGTGCCGGTGCCGGTCAACGGCTCTCTCGAGTTCGTGCTGCCGCTGAACAAGTTCCCCTTCGAGGGCGACGACACCTTCCCCGAGTTCGGGATCATCGGCGTCGACGAACTGGCGGGCATGAACAACGACCAGCAGAAGGTCATGGCCAACATGATGCAGGAGCGGGAACTGCACGGCCGCAAGCTCAAGCCCGGCTGGATGTTCATCGCCACCGGCAACCGGCAGGAGGACCGCGCCGGGGCCAACCGCATCCTGTCGCACCTCAACGACCGCTACATCACCATCCACTACGAGATGAAGACCGACGACTGGATCGAGTGGGCGCTGACGCGTGGCGGCGTGGCTCCCGAGGTCGTGGCCTTCCTGCAGTGGCGGTCGGACCTGCTGGCCCCGACGTTCGATCCGAACATCGACAAGAACCCGACGCCCCGGGGCTGGGCCGAGCGCGTCAGCCCGGCCATCAAGACCACGCCCAAGGCGGGCCTCTACGAGGTCATCCGTGGCTCCGTGGGTGAAGGCGCGGCGGTCGAGTTCATGGCGTTCAACGAGACGTTCATGAGCCTGCCCGACCCGGACCTCGTGCTGGCCAAGCCTGCGACGTTCCACGTCCCCGACGAGGCGCACATCCTGTACGCCCTGATCGGTGCGCTGATCTCGCGGGTCAACGACCAGACCTTCGAGGCGTTCATCACCTACGTCACCCGGATGCCGCCCGAGTTCATGGTCATGGCCATGCGCAACGTCATCACCGCCCACGGCCAACTGACCCAGACCGCCGCCTTCACCAAGTGGGCGGGCACGGCCGGGGCCAAGGCTCTGTTCCAACGGTGACCACGCCTCACCACAAGCTGGTGTGGTGCGACGCCTTGCCGGTCCGCATGCGTCTCCTCGGCTGGTCCGAGGAGGCGTGTCGGGCGGCAGCCGAGTACGTCCACAAGGTGCGGCGGGTCTACACCGGCGAGGCTTGGAGCTACTTCTCCTACGAGGTGGAGCAGTTCCTCGACAGCGACTTCCCTCGGTCCGGCCAAACCTTGGTCGCCCGTTTCCCCCGGCGTTACGGCATCGACCGTAACCTCAACATCACCATCTAGAAGGACCACCCCAATGACCGCTCTCTCCGAACGCGCCATCCTCACCACGCTCAACGTCAGCCAGTGGACCGCCCGCAAGCTCGACCGCGACGAGACGCTGGCCGTCAACCGCAAGCACAGCCTCGTCATCGAGGCGGCGCGCGTGAACAAGAACCTGCTGCCCACCAAGAGCAACGAACTGCAGACGCTGCAGCAGGTGACCGGCATGATCCGCAAGGACTTCGACCGCCACACCCTGCCGTGGGGGATCGACGGCATGCGCATCCTCAAGTCCGACTGCTACCTCGACTTCACGCAGGAGGTCCGCCACTGGCGCGACACGTGGGAGGTGGCCCGCGACGCGTTCCTCGACGCCTACCCCCGGCTCAAGGACGAGGCGCGGCAGGCGTTGGGCACGCTCTACAACGACAGCGACTACCCCCGGGGCTCCGACCTCGACCGGCTGTTCCGGTTCGACATCAGGTTCATGCCGATCGCCGACGAGCGCGACTGGCGGATCGACGTGGGCGACGAGGCCCGCCGCCAACTGGAGCAGGACATCCGTTCCCGGTTGGTCGAGGTCGAGCAGGCGGCGATGACCGAGGCGTGGGAACGCGTGCAGGAGGTGGTCTCCAAGACCGTCGAGCGGCTGAGCAACCCGGAGGCGATCTTCCGCGACAGCCTCGTGGACAACGCCATCGACCTCTGTGCGATCATGCCCTCGCTCAACATCTCCGACGACCCGGACATGGAGAACGTGCGGCAGACCATCGAGCGCACGCTGGCCAAGTTCGCAGGCAACGTCGACGCCCTGCGCCATGACCCGCATGAGCGTGAGGTCGCCGCCGACCGGCTGGCCGAGGTGATGCGGAAGATGGCAGGCTACATCCCGCAGCGGGCGGCATAGGAGGCGACCTTGGACATCGAAGTTATCAGCCTTGCATCCGATCCCCAGCCCGACACGTGGACGGTTTACGGGCGGGTCAAGACCGGCCTCGATGCGGCGGGCGTGGTGCAGATGCAGGGTCTGCACCTCGACCGGGCTCCCACGCTGGAGCAGGCCAACGCCTTCGTCGAGGCCGCCATCGCCAAGCACAAGGAGGGGGCGGTCGAGTGCGTGATCGTCCACCTCAAGAACAGCGAGGACAAGTACGGCACCCGGCGCGTCCTGCGCAGGGTCTCGGGGGGTAAGGCATGGTGGGAGTAGTCGATCTAGCAGACCGCAAGTTCGCCCGGCTGACAGTGCTCAGCCGGGCGGCGAGCGGGCGGACAGGCAAGGCGCGCTGGACCTGCCAGTGCGACTGCGGGACGGAGGTGACGGTGTTCAGCACCAGCCTCATCAGCGGCAACACCAAGTCCTGCGGGTGTCTGCAGCGGGAGAGCGCAGGAGCCCGACGCCGGGCACGGACGGATGGCTATCGCTGGGATATCCCCAGCGAGGTCAACTACAGCGAAGGAACTGACACGTGAGCACCCAACCGATCATCGACCGTCTATCGGGGGCGAAGACCGCCCTCGTGGTGGACAACCCCTTCATCGCCACCCTGCTCTGCTCGCAGAAGGTGACGTGGGACGACAAGATGGTGCCGCCGACCATGTCCACGGACGGCAAGCGCCTGACCGTGTGCCCGGCGCACATCGAGAAGCTATCCCCTCAGGAGGTGCGCTGGGCGCTGGCCAACATCACCATGCGTCTAGTCTTTGGCTGCCACCTGCGCAGCCGGGTCGGCGCTCGCAACCCGGTGAAGTGGGACATCGCCTGCGACATCGTCATCAACGAGATGCTCGCCGGTGAGAAGCGCGACGGGCGCTCGACGGTGGGCACCATCTGGGACAGCGCGATCCGCAACCCGCACCTCTACGAGAAGGGCGGCAAGACCATCGAGGGCGTCTACGCCCTGCTCCCTGAGCCGACCCCCGGAGATGAGGAGAACCGCCAGAGCGTCGTGGTGTTCGACGGCTCCGAGAGCGAGCAGAGCGAGATGGAGGCGCGTCTCCACGTGCAGATCGCTCAGGCTCGCGACATCGCACGAGCAGCGGGCAACCTCTCCGAGAGCATGGCCCGGTTCGTCGGTGAGGAACTGACGCCCCGGGTCCGGTGGCAGGACCGGCTGCGGGATTTCTTCACCCGCCGTGCGGCCACCGATCTTAGCTGGGCGCGGCCGTCCCGGCGTGGCCTGTCGCAAGGCATCCTGCGCCCCGGCAAGGATGGCGTGGGCATGGACGACATCATGATCGCCGTCGACCTGTCGGGCTCCGTCTCGCCGGACGAACTGCAGGAGTTCCTGACCGAGCTTCGCGCCATCAAGGTGGACTGCGCGCCGCAGAACACGCACGTCCTCTACTTCGCCTCGCAGGTGACCAAGTACGAGAGCTTCTCGCAGGACGAGGAGTTGGACCTGCATCCCAACGGGACGGGCGGCACGGCGTTCTCGCCGATCTTCCGCTATGCCCGGGAGCACGACATCGAGCCGGTGGCCTGCGTGGTCCTGACGGACCTGTACTGCAGCGACTACGGCCCGGTGCCCGAGTACCCGGTCCTGTGGACCTCGACCGGCGCGGCTGGCCCGACGCCGTTCGGCGAGGTCATCATGCTGCGTGAGCAGGCGTTGTGATGGAGCAGCCCAAACTGTTCTACGTCCGCGATGAGATCGCGGCGATCCGCTACAGCAGGCAGTCTTGGTACGGCCACCCGGAGGCGACCGAGGTGGCCCACCAATACATGAGCTTCCAGAAAGAGTTCGAGCGGGAGCACAAGCGGCAGCCCAAAGAGGAGGAATGGGAGAGCCCGCTGGTCTGCTGGCTGCTGCTGGACATCGGCTACCGGGAGATCGGCCGCGCCTTCCCGCCCACCGAGAAGACGCCTCGGTGGGTGTGGGTCGACAGCCGCCACAAGCTGGTCGAGATCGCGCCGCCGATCTCGATGGAGCAACTGGTCACGCTGATGGTCGAGTATCGTTTGAAGGGGGGCTACGTCGATGACCCGACACTGTGAGTTCAAGATGGAGAGCCGTCGCTACGGCAGCGGCCACACCAACTTCGCCCAGATCGTCTGCGGCTACTGCAACTACGAAGCATGGACCCCGTCGAAGAACGGCGGCTGGGCCATGCGGGTGTTCCGGGCTCAGGGGTGGAAGGTGGGCAGCAAGCCCAACCAGCACCGCTGCCCGCAATGTTTCGGACGGGCCATCGCCTCACGGCGCACGCCCGATAACCCTGCCATCCCAAAGGAGATCGGGAAGTTGATCAAGACACGCATGCTCGAAGGCCACGTGAAGGAGGCGCTGCTAGGTACGTCCATCCTCCACCGAAACCCGCAGATGCAGGAGACCGAGGTCATCATGACCGCCGACGACCTGCCGAAGCCGAAGCCCGCTGAGGCCCCTGAACCTGTCCCGGCTCCGAAGCCATGGCCGGATGAGGTTCCGGTCCCTGAGCCCGTCCCTGAGCCCGCCCTGATGCGGCATCCGACACGAGGCAGGCCCGGCATAGCGGGGGTGACGGTGTTCAGCCGCCGCACCAACGCCGCGCGATCGGCCATCACCCAGATCGCCGGGGCCGTGGAGGGCGAGCAGTTCTACACCCTGCCGAAGGGTGACGGCTGGGTCTTCAAGCTGGCCAACGACACCTCGTCCAAGGAGCGGGCGTGGTGGCGGAACGACCCTCACCCGAAGTGGACGCTGGCTGACGGCGTCCGCAAACCCCCGACCCCACTCGAGCCCGAACCGAAGGAGACCCCCATGGCCGCAGCGCCGATCATCCACACCGAGGACCCGATGCCCCAGCACCCCACCGTCGCACCCGTCGCCACCCTCCCGTCCGGCCGTGAGCCGACCCGGGATGAGCGCAACACCATCCATGAGGCCCTAACCACGGCCTACGACATCGTCGCCGAAGCCTACATGGGCGGCGGCTCCGACCGCACGCTGGCCGAGAAGCTGAACGTGCCCCGCATCTGGGTGCGGGACATGCGTGTCCAGTTCTTCGGCGACCACGACCGCAACGCCATGACCGAGGTCCGCAAGAAAGACCTCGACGAGGCGATCTCGCTGGCCAAGGCTGCGACCTCCCGCCTGCTTGAGATGGCGGGCGAAGCCGAGACCCTTGAGCAGAGCCTCGTGCTGGCTCGCAAGAAACTGGAGGGCTGAGATGGGAGCCGACATCCACATGGTCGTCGAGCGCCGGGTGAAGGTGCGCGACGCCGAGGTCTGGGTAGGCGTCAACGCCTTCCCGTACACTAAGGCCATGATTTACGATTGGGGTGCGCGCGATGCGGACCCCCCTCGTGAGGTGTCCATCAGCGGCAACTGCCACTATCCCGCGACAGGCAGGAACTACAGCCTGTTCGCGGCGCTGGCCGGGGTGAGGGGCTCAGGCCCCGCTCCCCTAGGCGTGCCCGACGACGCCTCCGATCTGGCGCTCATGGCGATCGACGGCTGGGGCGAGGACGGCCACTCCCACTCGTGGATGCTGATGAGCGAGGCGCTGCCGCTGTTCATCAAGCTGGGCCAGTTCGGCGACCCGGCCACTGCGGTGCTGGGGGCGATGAAGGATGGCACGGTGCGCACCCTCGACGGGTACATGGAGCACTTCTGGCAGATGGACGAGGGCGAGACCCTCGACACCTACCGGCTCATCTTCTGGTTCGACAACTGATGTTCTTCGTGGCGCTGCGCAAACCCTACAAGGGCAACGTCGACGAGGTGCTGATCCGTGGCGACCTGATCATGGAAGTCAGCACGCGTCGCCAACGCAAGAAAGACGTCGAGTACCAGCCCGAGATCGAGGAGGGGACTGAGAAGGGCACGTGGATTTTGGTCGACCGCCTCGGCTGGATGCCGGTCATCGAGACCCCGGCTGAGGTGGCCGAGGCCATGCTCTCGGCCGAAGTCGAGTACCGGCGACGGCTGGCGTCACCTACGTCGACATAGGTTACAATACCCTCCTCCCTGTGGGTGGGAGGTCCCGGCGCAAGCCGGGCGGTAGGCAGATGAGAGCCGTTACATCCTTCTGCAGCAGACCACCGTCGTCCTTCGCCCATGCTTGCATGGCTATGGTGGGGGGTCAGCCGCAAGGGGGGAGCGATATCCCCCCACCCTCCAGCAGAAGGACGCCCCGATGGACATGATCGACCACTACCTCGCCGAGATGGACAGCATGGACGACCTGCGGAAGCTGCCCGCGAACAACGACCTCGACAAGAACGCCGTCGCCGCCTTCGCCCGCATGGTCGACAACGAGGCCACCATCGAGGACCTGCAAGCCTACCGCGCGTGGATCAGCTACCACCGGATGACCGGCATGACGGAGCACGATCTGCACGGAGCCATCGCCGTGGCCAACGACACCGCCCGCAAGCTGGGCGTGGCATGAGCGTGGCGCTCCCACCGATCGGCCAGCCGTATCCTCCCGAGCATATCGCTCAGGGTGCGACGCGGGCCGTGACCCGGTTCCTGTCTGGACACGGCACGGTCGATGACCTCACCGCCTACCGGGCGTGGATCACGTGGTGGCGCATGAACGGCGACAGCGAGGAGAACCTCGCCGAGGCCATCATGCGCGCCGACACATGGGCAACAAGGTTTGGCCTCGCATGATCGACCCGTTCTCCATCACCGCGTTCGACGTCGAGACGTGGGGCAGCGAAGACCTCTACGGCCTGCAGCCGTTCCGCATGCGCACCGGCGAGGCGTGGCTGAACAGCGTGGCCACGGCTGCCTACGTCAACGGTGTGCTGCGCTCGCGCGCCGTGCGCCGTCCGACCCCCAAGGCCATCGCCGACTGGCTGGACACCATGGCCGGGAAGTACGTGGTCTGCTGGAACACGTCCTTCGATGTGGCGTGGCTGATCGTGCTGGACGAACTGTACCCGGAGCTTGGCATCCGGGAGAAGGTCTGGGCGGTCAACTGGCTGGACGGCATGCTGCTCTACCGCCACGCCATCAACGCGCCGCGCTACCGCGAGGAGGGCCAGATGTCGCTGGGCCTCAAGGAAGCCGTGGTGCAGTTCTTCCCGGCCGAGGCGGGCTATCAGGAGGGCGTGTCCTTCGACCCGCAGAGCGAGGTGCAGTGGCAGCAGCTGATCTACTACAACAAGCTCGACTGCAAGTTCGCCCTGCGCATCACCATCCTGCTGCTGCAGACCCTGCCCGAGAAGATCAAGCGCAACGCCTTCATCGAGGCGCGCTGCCTGCCGCTGGTGGCCGACACCAAGGTGCAGGGCCTGCGGATCAACGAACTCAAGGCCGCGAAGCTGGGCGACGAACTGCGCATCAAGCGCGACGCCGCCCTGACCACGCTGGCCCTGACCGAGGGCATGCTCGATTGGGAGAAGATCATCGCCTCGCCGAAGCAGTTGGGCGAACTGCTGTACCAGACGTGGCTGCTGCCGATCCCGCACCTGACCGAGACCGGCAACCCGTCCACCGACAAGGAGGCGCTGACCATCCTCGGCTTGGAGGACCCGCGCGCCAACCTGATCTACACCTACCGGGAGTGCCAGACCCGCAAGACCAAGTTCTGCGACGGCGCGATCAACGCGCTCGACTACAACGGCGACGGCTACGCGCGGCCCGACTTCCGGGTGTTCGGCACCTACACCGGGCGCGGCACCTACTCGTCCAAGGTCGGCAAGAACAAGGCCGCGCGCCCCAGCGGGATCGCCATCCACCAGTGGGTGAACGACCCTGAGTACCGGGCGCTGATCGAGGTCGACGAGGACAGCGACCTGATCGAGGCCGACTTCGCCGGGCAGGAGTACCGCTGGATGGCGGTCGAGAGCGAGGACCCGGTCATGCTGGGGATGTGTGCGCCGGGTGAGGACGCGCACTCGTTCATGGCCAGCCGGATCAACCCGTCCCTCACCTACGAGTGGATCAGGGCCAACCGCGAGGACGACCCGGTCGCCAAAAAGATCAGGAAGCTGGGGAAGGTGGGCAACCTGTCGGCGCAGTACCGCACCGGCCCGCCGACCCTGCGCAAGGTGGCCGCGATCCAGCATAGCGTGGCGCTCACCGGCGAGGAGGCGGTGGCGATCGTCAAGACCTACCGGCAGACCTACCGCGAGGTGCCTCGCTACTGGTCCCGGCAAATTCAGTTCGCCAAGTCCTTCGGCTACGTCGACACCTTGGCGGGGAGGCGTGTCCAGCTTGGCGAGTACCACACGTGGCCAGCCGACGACCGCTGGAAGCACGAGAGCACGAGCATCAACTTCCCCATCCAAGGGGTCGGGGCCGACCAGAAGTACCTCGCCCTGCTGGTGGCGCGGAATTATCTGCCCAAGGTGGGCGGGCGCTTCCTGATGGAGTTGCACGATGGCATGTTCTTCCGCGTGCCCAAGGGGACCGGGGAGAAATGCGCCCGCGAACTGCGTCAACTACTGAGCAACCTGCCCTACCGTAGGGCGTGGGGGCTCGACTACGACCTGCCGATCAAGTTCCCGGTGGATGTAAAGCTTGGCCCCCATTGGGGCGCGTTGAAGGAGTTGCACGACTGATGGTCACCCTGATCACACGACCCATGCCCAAGCCGTTCATCGTCGGTGCGACCGGCGCGGAGCGCGAGGCCAAGCGTCAGGCATGGCTGGCCACGAAGTGGGGGCCGACGCCGCCGACCAAGGAGACCCGGCAGAACTTCCGCGCCATGCTGCGCAAGGCCCGCAAGGTGAAGGCGTGACCGTCGTTGCGTACGACGGGCTCTACGTCGCCTCCGACCGCCTGATCACCAACGACACCGGCATGCACAGCACCTGCCGCAAGATGCACGTGTTCGAGGATCAGGTGCTGGTCACCACCGGCGCGGCCGACCACGGCGAGGCGCTGATCATCTGGTTCAAGGACGGCAAGAACCCTGCCGCCTTCCCGAAGGAGAGCGGAGGAAACAAGGACGCGTCCCTCTACGTGTTCAAGAACGGATGCCCGGTGATGTGCTTTCAGTTGTGGCCTGCACCGATTATCTTCACCATGAGCGAGTTCGCTGCGGGCTGCGGCACCGAGATCGCCCGGACCGCGATGCACCTCGGACGTGACGCCCGCGAGGCGGCGCGGATCACCTGCGAACTGAACGTCTACTGCGGCGGTGGCATTGACTACGTGGACCTGAGCGAACTTGAGATCACCGGCAAGGCAGAGGTGCGAAGCTACACCGGCTAAGCTATACTACAGAGAATGAAGGAGACCCACGTGACTGAACGTATGACTGAGGCGGTCAACCTGCTGATCGAAGCCCCCGACTATGCGTCGCGGGTGCAGGAGATGACGCGCTCCATCGAGAACCCTAAGCTGCGTGTGGACTACACCGGCAGCCTGTCCTGCCTGAACGTGCTGCTCGACCTCGGAGCGACTAACCGGGACGGGTTCGAGCGTCTCCTGAAACTCATCGAGGCCAAGCGCATGGAGAGCCCTGCCACCGCCAAGCGGGACTACCAGAAGAACATCATGCGTGACCGGCGCAAGCGCATGGCCAAGGCCCTGCTCCTGCACGAGGCCCGGGCGGGTGCGCTCAAGGGCGCGGCGCGGGCTGCGGAGATGGCCGCGATCCGCACGCGCTGGGCCAAGGCCAAGGCTGAATACCTCGTCACCCATGAGACCGAGACCGGGACCGAACGACTGGATGCGACCCGGGATTTCTGGGCTATGGTCGACAGGCAGTTGGACGCCAACATCGCCAACCTGCACCGAACGTCAGCCGTAGCTTAGGAGGTTTCCATGCTGGTCTGGGTTCTGATTTTCTACGTGGTCCAAGGCCCGGTCGTCATCGAGAACATCAAGACCCAAGCGGACTGCGAGGCGGCGGCCAACGTGATCTACGCCGACCTCACCAAGTACAGCCGCAACCGGCCGCCGCACCTGTGCTTCTCCGTCGTCAAGGGCGCAGGCACCGTCACCAGATAGGGAGCACGACAATGTCAGTCGTCTGGGTTCTGATCTTCTACGGCCTCAACGGGTTCGTCGTGGTCGACAACATCTCGTCCAAGGCCAACTGCGAAGCGCTGGCCACCATCGTCCATGACGACGTCTCGGCGGCGGGCGGTAACAACCGACCTCATCGCTGCGTCGCAGTCCGCAAAGCCTAGGAGCTTCCATGATTGCGTGGTCCCACTCGGTACTCGAGAGTTTCGAGACGTGTCCGTGGCGGCACTATCTGGTGAAGGTGTCGAAGGAGGTGAACGATCCGCCCGGCCCGGAGATGAGCCGGGGCCGACAGGTCCACACCCTGTTCGAGGGGCGGATCAAGAACCGGACCCCGCTGACGGGCACGATGGCCAAGCACGAACCCATCGTCGCGCGGCTGGAGAAGCTGGCCATCGGCGGGAAGATGGAGGCCGAGACCCAGATGGCGCTGGACCAGAACTACAAGCCCGCCTCATGGTTCAGCAAGCAGACGTGGGTTCGAGCAATCACGGACGTATCCGTCTTCAAAAAGACGAAAGCGTTCGTGGGGGACTGGAAGACGGGCAAGCGCAAATCCGAGAGCACCCAACTCAAGCTCTCGGCGGTCGTCCTGTTCGCCACGCACCCTTGGCTGAACGAGATCAGGAACAGTTTCATCTGGCTCGACGAACCCAACCCGGCCCTGCGCCTGACCGTCGAGACCTATAGCCGAGATCAGGCGAGCGGCATCTGGCAGGAGTTCCTGCCACGCGTCGCCCGCTTGGAGAACGCCCACGCCACCAACGTCTGGCCGAAGCGACCATCGGGCCTGTGTAAGGCCCATTGCCCTGTGCCTCGCGCCAAGTGCGAGCACTCCGGAAACACCTAAGGACCACCCACGCATGCACATCATGATCGACCTTGAGACCCTAGGTCTCGACCCCATCACGGCTCCGATCATCCAGATCGCCGCCGAGCCCTTCCGCCTGTTCGAGGACGGACCCTCCATCGAGGTGGCCCCGTTCCGCGTTCTCGTCACCACCTCGTCCAACCTGCGGCCGCCGTTCAACCGCGAAATCCTGCCCGGCACCGTGGCGTGGTGGGCTAGGACCGACCCGGCCCTGCTGGTCGAGATCATGGAGGGCAAGGGCGTCAACCTCGACGTGGCCCTCGGCGAACTGTGGACGTGGGTCTCCAACATCCGTGGGCTCGAAGGGGTCTGGGGCAACGGCCCGACCTTCGACATCTCGATGCTGGAGCACGCCTTCCTGCAGGCGGGCATGGCGATCCCTTGGCACTACCGCACGATCCGCGACGTGCGTACGATGGCCATGATCGCGGGCGACGACGACGCGTGCTGGAACGGTGGCCTGATCACCGAGATCGAGCGCGACGGCAAGGCCCACAACGCCACGGTCGACTGCCTGCGGCAACTGCGAATGGTGCAGCAGACGTGGCAGCGACGCGTGGACCACGAAGCTCCTGCCGAAGTGGTGGCGTGATGGACGAGGAATTTCTCCGCAAGCTCGAACGCCAACTGGCCGACGACGGCAAGCTGATCGAGGCCGGGTGGGTCGGGCTGCAGATCGCAGCCATCCCGCCCGGGGCTCCGCAAATCCAGCTGGACGAGATGCGCATGTCGTTCTTCGCCGGTGCGCAGCACCTGTTCTCCAGCATCATGTCCATCCTCGATCCCGGTGAGGAGGAGACCGAGGACGACCTGCGGCGCATGGACCTGATCAGTGACGAACTGGAGGCGTTCATCACCGAGTTCGCGGCGAAGCATGGCCTCCCGCCGATGGGGAAACCCGGATGACCATGACCAACGTACAGCCGCACTCGTGCCCCTACTGCGGCCACCTGTTCGAGGCCGTGTCGGACGTGGACGGTGACCAGACCGCGCCTAGGCCCGGCGACGTCACGGTGTGCATCGAGTGCGCCAGCCCGCTGATCCTCACCGAGGGCCTGCAGGTGCGCGTCCCGACGCCGGTCGAACTGCTCGAACTGACGGCAGCGCCGGAAGTGATGCAGGTCGTGCAGGCCATCGCTGCTACCCATCGAAAGGATAGCTGATGGCCCTAGGTCCAGAAGCCAAGGTGAAGGCCCGCATCAAGGGCTTCCTCCTGACGCTGACGCAGTGCTGGTTTTTCTTCCCAGCCGCGCACGGCTACGGCGTCAACGGCATCCCCGACATCGTCGGCTGCTACAAGGGGGTGTTCTTCGCCATCGAGGTGAAGGCCCCCGGGTGCATGAGCAAGGTGACCGTCCTGCAGAAGCAGCAGATCGACGGCATCAACAAGGCGCAGGGATGGGCTCTCGCGACGGACAACGTCGAGGCGGTCCGCGAACTGTTCCACCTGATCGACATCGCTCAGGGAATGCCAACGGAGGCCGCATGAGGAAGGCTGCGGTCTATCATCCTGACTGGTGGGAGGCTGCCGAACAGATCGGCTACGAGATCAGCAGCATCACCATCTTCGATGATCAGGTGATCGTCTCGGCGCGGCGGGCGGACGCCAGCACGGCGCGGCGGCCGCACTACACCACGGTCGACGTGGCCCGTACCGATGACGAGCGCACGATGATCCGCGCCATGCAGGCGCGCTTGCGGCTGGAGGGCGGTCCGGAATGACGAAGCCCCTGCTGGTCAAGAGCGGTGGTTTCACCGGCGACGGCAAGTGCGCCCGCCTGCTGTTCTGGCGGCCGGGCACCGGCGAATACGAATGCTACGTCGCCCTCTACGCGGCCCGCAACGACAACTACCTCCGCTCCCTCGTGGAGTTCATGAAACACAAGGTGCCACACCGTTGATCGTCTCCACCGCAACCAAGAAACTGGTGCTGAACCTGCGCAACCCGGGAAGGGTGACGCACGTCATCCCGTCCGCTCGCGTGTTCGAGTTCCGTGGCCAGCCCTTGGTTGCGGTGCCCCACCGGCTCGACGAGGTGCGCGTGCTGCGCAACCTCGGCATGGCCGCGCCGTCGCCGATCCTGCACCACTACCGCTGGCCCGGCCGCCACGACCCCTTCTACGCCCAGCGCATGACCTCGCAGTTCCTGACGCTGAACCTGCGCTGCTTCGTGCTCAACGACATGGGCACCGGCAAGACCCTGTCGGCGCTCTGGGCCTTCCACTACCTGCGCCGGATCAAGAAGGTGCGGAAGATGCTGGTCATCGCCCCGCTCTCCACGCTGGAGCGGACGTGGGCCGACGAAATCTTCGAGAACTTCCCCGACCTGAACGTGGCCATCGTCCACGGCGACAAAGCCCGGAGGCTCAAGCTGCTGGCCGACGACACCTACGACATCTACGTCATCAACCACCACGGCATCACGGTCGTCGAGGCCGCGCTGATCGCCAAGCAATTCGACATCGTGGTCGTCGACGAGGGGGCGATCTTCCGCAACGCCACGACCAAACTGTGGAAAACCCTCGACCGTGTTGTGCGTGGAATTGGGCGTATCTGGTGGATGACCGGGACGCCGACGCCCAACGCCCCGACCGACGCGTGGGCGCAGTGCCGCATCGTCTCGCCGGAACGCGTGCCCAAGTTCTTCGGCAAGTTCCGCGACATGGTGATGAAGGCGCAAGGACCCTTCCGCTGGTTCCCGCGCAGCAACGCCACCGAGACGGTGTTCGACGCCATGCAGCCCGCGATCAGGTTCACCCGCGACCAGTGCGTGGACCTGCCGCCGACCATGTACGTCACCCGCGAGGTGGCCATGACGCCCGAGCAGGCCACCGCGTACAAGGCCATGCTCACCACGCTCTACATGGAGTACGGGGCCGGGCAGGTGACCGCCGTCAACGAGGCGGTGAAGATGTCCAAGCTGATCCAGATCGCCTGCGGCGTGGTCTACGGCAAGGGCGGGCAGGAGATCGTGCTGCCGAACGCACCACGCATCGCCGAGGTGCTGCGGATCATCGAGGAGGCGCACGCCAAGACGATCGTCTTCGTGCCCTACAAGTCGGTGCTGCGCTACGTGGCCGAGGAGATCAGCAAGGCGCTCGACCCGGTGGGCACGGTGAACGCCGCGCTCACCCAATCGAAGTGGACGAGCCCGCGCGTCGGCATGATCAGCGGCGACACCCCGCCAGCCGAGCGGGCGCGCATCTTCTCGGCCTTCCAGAAGGGGGACATGGACGTGCTCTGCGCTCAGCCTGCGGCCATGAGCCATGGCCTCACCCTGACGGCGGCCAACGTCATCGCTTGGTACGGGCCGACGCTGAGCAACGAGACCTACCAGCAGGCCAACGCGCGCATCACCCGGCCCGGCCAGAAGTACAGCCAGTTCATCATCAACATCGAGGGCTCAACGGTGGAGCGCGCGGCGTTCAAGCGGCTCCAGAACAAGCAGAAGATGCAGGGCCTGCTGCTCGAAACTGTCGAAGCGGAGACGGGTGTGTAGCTTGACAACACCCCCGTAATAGCGTATACTAGTGTACTAAATCGGAGAAGGACTTAGACCCACCCCATGGCTGTTATGAACATCACCACGCTGGTCGAGCGATACATCGCCGCCCGGGACATGAAGACCAAACTCGACGCCGCCCACAAGACCAAGCTCGAACCGCTGATCGCGGCGATGGAGAAGACCGAGAGCGCTATCCTCGACTTCTTCAACAAGCACGGCATGGACAGCGCCAAGTGCGAAGCGGGGACCGCCTTCAAGGCCAGCCGCACGTCCGCAACTGTGAACGACATGGACGCCTTCCTCGACTTCGTCCGTGAGAACGACGCGTGGCATATGCTGGAGAAGCGCGTCGCCAAGACCTCGGTCGACGAATACGTGGCCGAGCACAACGATCTCCCACCCGGGATCAACTACACCCGCATGGCGGCCCTCAACGTCCGTCGCGCCTCATAAGGAAAGACCATGCCGAACAACCTCACCGCACCAATGTCCGGGGCCGTCCCGGCACACATCCAGAAGGCGTTCGCCCAGCAACAGGCCAACGCTGCGCTGGCCGCTGGCGTCAGCGCTGGCTACCCGATCATCTCCTACAAGGGGAAGGTCTGGCACGTGGTCGAAGGTGGCGAGCGCACGCTCATCACCATCGGCGAGGGCCGCAACGCCAACGACCCGGCCGCTTCGCTGGAGGCGGTCATCCTGCTGGCCAACCCGGCGCTGAACAAAGTCTACTATCCCGATGGGTATGAGGAAGGTTCGACCGAACGCCCCCTCTGCCACTCGGACGACGGCATCACCCCCGCCGCCGACGCACAGGAGAAGCAGTCGCCAGCTTGCGGCGTCTGCCCGCACAACGAGTGGGGCTCCAAGGTCAGCGACACCGGGTCGCGCGGCAAGGCGTGCGCCGACAGCCGACGCATGGCCATCGCCTCTCCTGACGATCTGGAGAACCCGATGCTGCTGCGCTGCCCGGCCGCCTCGCTCAAGACCCTGCTGGCCTACGGTCAGCAACTCGACAAGCGCGGCTGGCCCTACTTCGCGATGGTGACGCGTATCGGGTTCGATAGCTCGCTGGCCTACCCGGCTCTGACGTTCACGCCCGAGCGCTGGCTCGACGAGGACGAACTGGCCAAGGTCAACGAGATGCAGGACGACGATCTGGTCAAGACCATCACGGCCATGCGTCCGGTCCCGATGGGCGATCACCCGGCTTCGACCGCCGCCCCGCAGGACGACGCGTTCGCCCGCATGGAGCGCGCCGTCGCCGCCCCCGCGCCTGCGCCGGTGGAGGAGCCCGCCGCCGCCGCCGCCGCTGCTGCACCGCCGAAGGTCCGCAAGCCGCGCACGCCGAAGGCCACGGCCACTGCCGCCGAGGTGGCCGCCGCCGTGCAGCCTGAGCCCGAGGAGACGATGCACGCAGAGCCTGAGCAGACGGTGGCCGCGCCGCGCAAGGGGTTCGGGGCGCGCAAGGCCAACGGTGTCGCCGCCCCCGCGCCTGCGCCGGTGGAGGCCGCCGCCGACGATGAAGGCAGCACCCTCGGCGACGAGGCGCTGTCCGAACTGGAGGGCGTGCTCGCGGGCTTCGATGACGAAGGTGAGGAAGGCGACGAGGCATAGCCCCGTCCACCGGCGCAATTGCTGGCCAGCAATTGCGCCGGACCCTTCGTCCCTCAAACCGGAGTACCCCTATGGAACCGATCGACTTCACCCCTGTCCATTCCGCCAAGCTGCTGCCGACCGATCTGGCCCGGCTGGTGGGGGTCGGCAGGGTGTCCTGCTCCTACTGGCTGAACGGCTATAAACAGCCGCACTACCTGCACCATGAGAAGGTGAAGGGCATCGTTGACGCCATCGCCAAGGCCACAGAGAGTGGGCTGCTCCCCGTCCCGATCAACACAATGCGACGGGAGCGAGCGCACTACATCAAGCAGGCGCTGGCCAAGGTAAACTGACAATCTACGACTGTAATCCTCGGGGGCTACGTGGACGACACCGTGTTCTTTGACACCATCCTTCCGTCTCAGGGCCTGCGCTGCATCGCGCTCCCTAAGGCGAACGGGAAATGGCACCATCTGTGGGGCGCGGACAACGCGTGGCTGGCTAACGTATCGAAGCAGATCGACACTGCCCGGAACGTAAACGTCTACTACGCCTGCGCTACCTTCCTGCCCGGACCACATGATGTTGTGACGGGTCGTAACCATCGCAAGCAAATCTACGTGGCCGCGCTCCGCTCGTTCTTCGTCGACCTCGACGTTGGGATCAGCGAGCCGAACAAGGCCCCGAAGTACGCCACCCAGAAAGAGGCGGCGGCGGCGATCATCTCCTTCGCCGTACGTCACAAGCTGCCCAAGCCGTGGCTGGTGAACTCGGGCTGGGGCGTCCACGCCTACTGGCCGATGACGGCGGACATGACCGTCGAGCAGTGGAAGCCCGTAGCGCAGGCCCTCAAGCGGGCGCTGGCGGCCGATGGCGTCCTGTTCGACCCATCACGCACGGCGGACGAAGCGAGCGTCCTGCGGCCCCCGGGCACGCACAACCACAAGCGCCAGCCGAAGCTGGTCCGTGTCGTGCTGGTCGGCGACGTGACCGACTTCGCCGTGTTCGCACCGCTGCTGGCCAGCTACGCGCAGGCCGCATCCTCACCGTCGATCGGAGTGGCCAAGCTCTCGGAGCAGAACTCGGCGCTGGGTGGCGGCATGCAGCCCGACCCATCATCGGCCCTGTTGATCGCCAACGAGTGCGGCGTCATCGGCATGATGCGCGACACGCGTGGTCTGGTTGACCAGCCGACTTGGTACAACAGCCTTGGCGTCCTGCTGCACACCGTCGAGGCCCCGGCCATCTGCCACGACTGGTCGAAGGGCGACCCGCGCTACACCGCCGCCGAGACCGACGCCAAGCTGACGCAACTGGCCAACCATGGCCCGACCACCTGCGCCAAGCTGCACGACTACCAGTCCGCCATCTGCGACGCCTGCCCGCATTGGGGCAAGATCACCAGCCCGATCCAACTTGGGCGGCCGCGCATCGAGAAGACCACGACCGAGACGGTCGAGCGCGTCATCACCAAGGGCGGGTTCGTCAAGGATCAGGTCACCAAGATCGACCTGCCCTACGGCTACGGCGAGACCGTGAAGGACGGTAAGCGGCTCCTGACCTACACCTCGATGAAGCCTGACAAGGACGGCACGCTCGTCCCCGATACCGAGATCATCTGCAACACCATGTTCTGGGGCCTGTCGCGTCTCTGGGTGGACGGTGCGAGCCACATCGAGTTCGAGATGGTCACCCGCGAAGGGTCACGCAAATTCATCGTCGACAGCGCCGTGATCGGACGTGGCGGACGGGAAGTGAACGGAGTGCTGGCCAGCAACGAGATCACAGGAAAGGGGAATGCCTTGCAGTCCTACCTCACCGGCTGGCTCAGCCACCTGTCCAAGACCGCCGACCGGGTCATGGCGCACCGCAGCTTCGGCTGGGACGCCGAGGGCGACTTCGTGCTGGGCGACGCGGTCATCCGGCCGGACGGCGGCGAGAGCCGGTCCATCCTGATGGGCATGGCCAAGTCGCGTGGTGAGGCGGTGGTCCGCAAGGGTGACCTCAAGACATGGGTGGCCCTCGTCGACCGGGCCTACAACGCCCCGGGGCAGGAGGCTTTCCAGTTCCAGATCGCCTGCGCGTTCGCGGCTCCGCTGCTCAGCCTGATGCAGCAGGTGCGCGGCGTCACCGTCTATTCCCACACCGATGGGTCAGGCGCGGGCAAGACCACCGTGCATCAGGTCGGCCTGTCCGCATGGGGCGATTGGGATGCGCTGATGCTGGCCGACAAAAAGACCACGCCGAACATGCTTTGGGCGCTGATGGGCGCGTATCGCTCGTTGCCGGTGGTCTACGACGAACTGACCAACGCGCCGAACGCCGACGTGTCCGAACTGGTCTTCTCGGTCTCGTCCGGCCGGGCCAAGGAGCGCATGACGGCGGGCGGCGAGGCGCGCACCAACAACTCCAACTGGTCGACCATCCTGCTGGCCAGCGGCAACACCCTGCTCAGCGACAAGCTGGCCCAGCACCGGGCCAACGCCGAGGCCGAGATCAGCCGCCTGTTCGAGTTCACCCTGCGCGCCGATCCCCATCTCTCGGTGGTCGAGGCCAACGCCCTGTTCCCGCAGTTCGCCAACCACTACGGCCATGCGGGGTACGCGTTCGCACGCGCCGTCGCCACGAACCGCGACAAGGTGACGGCGTGGCTCCTCAAGACGCAGCGCTCGCTGATCAGCGAGTTCGAGATGACCCAAGTCGAGCGCCACTGGTCGGCGCTGTTCGCCGCCGTCCTCGTGGCCTTGGTGATCTGTCGCGACCAAAAGCTGGTGGCCTTCGACATCGCGCCGATCAAGGCGTGGATGCGTGACCAGCTTGCCGAGAACCGTGGCCAGCGCAACGCGGGGGTCGTCGACTACAAGGAACTGCTCAGCCAGATGCTCGACGAACTGTGGGCTGACGTGTTGGTCACGCAGGGCGTCGGCGACCTGCGCACCGGCACGCCGGTCCACACCCTCAAGCAGCCGCGCACCGGCTCCGTCATCGGTCGGGCGGTGCGTGCGACCTCGGTCGACAAGGCTGACGTCAGGATCAGCCGGGTGGCCATCCACAAGTGGTGCAACGCCAAGGGTGTGTCGCCCAAGACCATGCACGAGACCGCCGTCAACCTGCGCTGGTGCGCCCCGGAGATCGAACGCTACGGCCTAGGTCGGGGGGTCAAGGAATACCAGACCACCGACAACATCCACTGCTGGAAGTTCTACCCGGACGTCATGGAGGGCGTCGTCTCCGTGAACCTGTCCCTCGTGTCGGGCGGCAAGCCCTAGCCGCCCATAAGCTCGAGTGCGTCCTGCGGGGTGTCGGCGTACATCATCGCAGCGACGAACTGGCGGTTGGCCTTGGTGGTGGGCACGCCGCCGATCACCTGCTTGTTGCGCTTCGCCTGCTCGGCCGGGGCCTTGAGGATCGTCGACAGCGGCTGGCGCTTGAAGCCGTCCCGCTCGCGGGCCTTCTGGATCGCCTCGAACTCGGAGCGCACCGCCTTCATCTGCGCGCCGTCCTTAGCGGCGGCGGCCTTGCGGTAGTTCGACTTAAGCTCCGTGGTCTTGGCCGTGTAGTATTGGTTGGCCTCGAAGTCCGCCGACCGTCGATCCGCCTGATTGACCAGTGCGCGCGGCCGCACACCCAGCGCGGTGTAGAAGGCATCCAGCCCAGAGATGTCTTCCGGCTTCATCAGGATGTCGCCCTGCTTCGTCGTCAGGCCCTCGGTCTGGAGCCGCCCGGCCTTCATGGTGTTGGCCACGAGGCCCGGCATCAGGCTCTCAGCCATGCGCGCCCAATCGCCCTTCTCCGCAAAGCCCCAGCCGTCGACGGCCTTGGCGACCATGCCGCCTGACGGACCCAGCATCAGCTGGCCCATGTTCTGGAAGAACTTCTCACGGCTGGTCAGGCCCTCGCTCAGGTCCTGATAGGGGGCCAGCGAGGCGATGTTGCCCATGCCCAGCCGGTCGCTGGTGTCCATGCTCAGCAGGGCGTAGGGCGCACCCTTGAACAGCAGGTCGGCCAGCCAGTTGCGCTTGTCCCCCTCGCCGCCCGCGCCGAGGGCGTGCTTCAAGTCCTCCTGCCAGTTCGACCAGTCCTTGTCGTCGTCCTCGTCGATCAGGTTCATCAGCGCCCCGATCACCGGACCCAGCACAGCGGCCCCCGGCTGGGCGATGATGCCCCCGATCGCCGCCATGTGGGCGCTGGTGAAGGCCAGAGCCTTGAAGCCCTCACGGCGCTCCTCTGGGGTCGCACCCTTGAAGGCCCGGTGGAACTCCTTGGCCACCAGCGCGCCCATGATCAGTTGGAACTTGCGGAATTGCAGCGCCACCTTGCCGAAGCTCCCGGCCGCGTGGAACGGCGTCGGGGAGTTGAAGCCCGAGTAGTCGCCGTGCGTGTCGTAGATCATCTTCGACGCGGTCTCGCGCGCCTCGGCTTCGCTCTGCCCGTCCTGCAGCGCCAGCCGGTAGGTCGAGGTGCCGGTGGCCACGCGGTTCATGACCTCGACGTACTGCGGCATCATGCGCAGGAACCTGTCGGCCTTGTTCCAGCTATCCGCGAGGATGCCCTCGCCGTCGACTTCCCAATGGCCGTTCTCGGCAGCGAACCCGGCGTCGAGGCGGCCGCGCTTCGACAGGAAGTCGAGCAGTTCGCGCACATCCTCCGGGGCCTTGGTGTAGTCCACCCGCTTGAACATGCCGGTGTCCTTCGTCATCGCGGCGAAGTCCTTGTAGGCGTCCATCGTCGCGCCCCACGCGCGGGCGTAGCCGAACTTGGAAGACATGATCGGCACCGCGATCAGCGCGTGCTGGGTGGCGTTCTGCAGGTAGTAGAAGGGCGATGTCAGCAGGGTCCACATCGAAACGGCGCGCACGATCCGGTCGACCGTGCGGCTGGGCTTCACGCCTTGGTTGGTCGTGTAGCGGTACATCATCTCGTTCAGGCCACGCTGGGCGTCGCGGCGCTGGGCGTAGGGGACCTGCTTCACCTCCTTGTGCATGTTCGCCAGCGTGGTGTTCAGCGCCGGGCCGTTGGCGATCGAGGCGATGAAGTTGGCCGTGGCCGACCCGCGCGACACGAAGGCGTGCATCATGTCCACGACCTCGCCGGTGACCGGGTCCTTGGCCGGGACGCCCTTGCGTTGAAGCTCTGCCTTACGGGCCGACGCCTCGGACAGGGAGTGCAGGTAGAGGTCGTTGACCAGCCGCTGCAGCCGGGCCGACGCCTGCGATCCCTTGTCGGTGTCACCGGCCACCGCTTTTTTCAACTGGTCGAAGGCGAGGAACACCTCGTCGCGGTTGACCGCGCCGTCCTCCACCCGGTTGCGCTCGAAGTAGTAGGACCCGTCCTCGCCGAACTGCGTGGCGATGTGGGAGTGCAGGGCCTCGGCCTCGGCCGCCGTGTCGCGGAAGTCGACGAAGTGGTGCGCCGGGTCGTCCGCCATCTTGTCGACGGCCTTCTGGTCGCCGCGCGCCTCGGCGTCCCGGTAGGCTTTGCTCTTGCCGACGATGGCCCACCAGCCCTCCCGGCTGATCGGGGTGTAGGGCAGGCCCTCCTGCGTGTCGAAGACCCGCGAGAAGTGCTGCATCGCCCGCGCCTTGTCCGAGGCGATGCGGTCCTTCTGCTCCTGCGTCTTGGCCACCGCCATCAGCGGGTCGTACTCGGCGTCGATCGCGCCGACCGTGGCCCGGTAGAGGGTGTTCCGGCTGTCGAAGTTGTAGCGGAACGTGTCCTTGATGACCTTCTGCGCGGCCTCGGGCATGGCGTTGAAGCGCTCGGCCAGCTTGGGATCGACCACCGCCTTCGGCTGGTAGTCGGGCTTGAACGCCCACTGCCCGGACTTCGTGCTGTCGTACATAAGCTCGGAGATCGACCCCGGCTTGGTGCCGCGCAGCTTGGCAGGTAGCTGGTGATAGGCGTCCTTGATCCCGGCCAGCCGTTCCTCGAACTCGCGGCTCAGGGCGTGGCTGTTCGAGACAAGCTCGACCAGCTTGCGCGCGGAGGGGATCGACTTGGCCATCATGTTGGCCATGTCCTCGGTCCCGGAGAGCCACAGGTGGGCCTTCTTGAGCAGTTCCTCGCCGCTCACCTTGACCGCCGTCGACGCCTTCCGGGTGACCGTGCGGCGCGCGTAGGCTTCGGGGCCGTTGCGCGACAGGCTGAACTGGCCGCCGCCCTTGTTGAGCGGGGTGAACCGGCTGATCTGCTCGGACGGCAGGATGTTCTCGCTGCGCCCGGGCGGCGTGGCCCTGCGCATGTCCGACGACATGGCGCGGCGGGCGGCGGTGTCGCGCGCCTCCACCTCGCCGGTGAGCAGGATGTAGAGGTCGTGGGTCAGGCTGCTGTAGGGCACCAGCGCCGCATCGAGGGCGCTCTGGTAGTCGGCCAGCTTCCGCACGAGTTCGCGATGCTCGTCGTCCAGCGCCTTGCGCTGCGCGCCCTCGGCCTTCCAGTCCCGGCGCGGCTCGTTCTTGAAGTGCTCGATGTACTTGGTGTGCGCCGCAGCCTGATCGTCCTGCAGCTTGTCGAACGCGGCCCGGTCGCGGGCATAGAGGCGGTCGGCCAGTGCGTCGGCGGTCGCCTTGCGTGCGGCCTGATAGGTAGCGTCGAGGGCCGCCTTCTCGGCCATGTACGCATCCATCTTGGTCTTGGCGTCCGCCTCGAACTTGCCGGTCAGGTCAGCCATCTGCTTGGCCAAGCTGTCGACCTGCGCCGTGGCCGCGTCGATGTTCTTGTAGACGTGGTCGAGGAAGGACTTCCGTCCCTCGATGTCGTCGAGCAGCGCCAGCTTGTCGGCTACCGACCGCTCACCAATCGGCGTCGCCACGACTTGGCCCGCCGTATCCCCGCCGAGGCGCTCGTAGTAGGCGCGCAGGGCGTCGAGCGTCTTGCCATCGTTGAGCTTGAACTGGCTGGAGTTGCCGCCCGAGGCGAAGCCCTCGATGTCCTGCACCGCGTGCTGGACCTCGTGCAGCAGGGTGCCCAGCTTGTCCAAGGCGTAGGGCGTGACGTTGATCGACTTGCCGTCGTACCAGCCCTGCATCACCTGCTTGAAGTCGGTCCACGCTGGCCGGTGGGTGACCGGCATATTCAGCAGCTGCGGGTAGGAGGCGAATAGCTCCGGGTGGTAGAGCACGTCGCCCAGCCTGCGGGTCTCCTTGGTGTCGGTCCACGTGCTCATCCCGCGCAGCCGGGCGATGCTGTCGTCGATCTCGTAGCGCCAGTTGTTGTCGACCCCGAGGTGCCAGCCGGTGGTCGAGCGCGCGGCCTCGTTGCTGTTGGCCTTCATCGCCTTGGCATGCGCGTCCAGCCGGGCGGTGGCCGACTTGGTCCCGGCCATCATGTACTTGCCGCCCCGGCCAGCCTGCACGTTGCTGCGGGCTTGGGTCGCGAGCGCGCCGCTCTGGATGGCGCGCAGCACGTCCTCGGCGGTGTCGTAGTTGGAGCGGGTGAGGGCGCGCTTGAGGGCGGCGAAGAACGCCTTGATCCGCCCCATCAGCCCCTTGGCGAACGGCGTCCCGGCCTGATCGCTATGGACCGTGGCCCACTCGGCGAACATCTCGGCGACGGCTTCCTCGTTCAGGCTGTCGATGTCGAGACCGGCGTACGCCGTGTTGATCCAGTCCATGGCGGCGCGGTCGCTGCGCGCCATCGTCACCAGCTTCGACCAGTCCCCCGGCTTGATTACGCCCATCGCACGCAGGGCGTGGACGGTCTCGTGGTGCAGGACCTGCAACGGGTCCTTGGCGTTGTGGGCCACCTCGATGGTCGGGCCGAGGCCGTGGTAGACCTCGTCGAAATACCCCTGCGCGCCTTCCTGACCATACGTCGCCAGCATGTCCTCCATGCTGGTCGTGAACAGGTGGACGTCGTGCAGGCCCATGCGGCCCAGTTCGGAGCGCAGGATTTTGTCCCACGTCTTCATCGCCGCCAGCGCTTCGCCGCCCCGCTGCACGGCGCTGGCGGTCATCGAGAACCGGCCACCGGGGCGCTCCTTTTTGGCGGCCTCCAGCATGGCGTAGAGGTCCTTCACCGAGAACTCGTCCACGGTCTCGGTGCCGAGGTTCTTCTGCTGGGCCTCCAGCTTGTTCAGTTGCTGGGCCTGCTGCGCGGTGATCGCCTTCGGCACGGCGTCGTCGACGGCGGCAAGGAACTCCGCGCGTGACTGCTTGGCCTTCGCCTCGTTGCGGAACTTCATCAGCGACGCAGCGGAGATCGTAGGCTTCTTGGCCGCTGGCTTCGCCTCGATCGCCTGCTTGGTGGCGGGCGTCGGCTTGACCTTCGGCGCGGGCTTCTCGGCGGGCTTGGTCGGCGGCGCAGGCTTGGTCTTCGGCGCGGCCGCGCGACGCTCCTCGCGGCGGGCTTTCTTCCCGGCCTGCCGTGCCTGACGGGCCTCGCCGCGCGCCTTGAGGCCAGCCGCGATCCCCTCCTCGCGGGTCGGGCGCGCAGGCGGCGTCGTGGCCTCAGCCTCGCGGGCCTGCTGCTCCTGCTCGCTGGCGGCGAACTTGCGGCCACGCTCGAAGTTGTAGCGGGTGCCGCCCTTCTCCGTGGTCGGGGCGGTGAAGTCCTGCCCCATCTCGGCCTTCATGCCCTCGCGGAACCACTTCGCCTGCACCGGACCCATCTCCAGATTGGCGATGTGGGTCTCGGCGCGGGCGGCGATGTTGGCGGCCGCGCGCTCCTGCGGCGATGGGGCGGGCGCTGGCGTTGGCGCGGTCTCGGCTACCGGCGTAGCGGCCACCGTCGCCTCCACCGGCGCAGCGCGCTCGGGCACACCCAGAGACGTGTCCTGTTCAGGCAGGTTGGCCTGCGTCGCCGCCGCCTCGCGCACCATCTCCCGACGCCGGAAGCTCTCCTCGGCGCGCAGCGTGCGCTCCTCAGCCGGTGACAGGGTCTCAGGCAGGCCCATGTCGCGCAGGGTCTCAAGGTAGTCGGCGCGCGGGTTCTGGCTGTTCTTGTCGGCGATGGCCCGGGCCAGCACCTTGCCGCGTTCCGCCGTCTCGGCGGCGACCTCGGCGGCCGGGCGCGCGGCGGCGGCCTGCGCCTGCTCCATCTGCGTGCGGGCCGACTGGTCGTTGGCGTGAACCTGCGCGCCCTCAGCGGCCAGTTGCTCGCCAAGCTGCGCCAGTTCGGGGTTGGCCTGCGGTTCGGCGGGCAGCGGGCGCGGCAGCGGGCCGGGCTCGGTGATGATCTCCGGGGCCTGCGCCTTGGCCAGCCGCTCGGCGGCGGTGACGGCAGCCAGTATCGTCCGCTCGCGGCGTTGCAGGCGCTGGTGCGCGGCGTCCACGTTGTCGGCCAGCATGGTGTCCGACCGGGCAGCGAGGTCCTTGAAGTCGCTGTCGAGGCGCTTGCGCTCCCGCCCGATCGCCTCGGCGGCGCGGTCGCCACCCCGGGCGATCTGCGGGGCCAGCCGCTCGGCGGTATCGCTGTCGCCCTCACCGGCGATGTCGTTGATGCGCTGCAGGATCGCGGTGGGCGTCATGTCGGCAGGCGTCACCACGCTGTCGTCAGCGTTGGCCACCGCCACCCCGTCGCGGCCGCTGGCGGTCGGCATGCCGCCGCGTCCACCCATGGCCGCCTTGAACTTGGCGACGTACTCGTGGCCGGTCGTGCCCAGCACGTCGCGCGCCGCGCCGCCTTCCAACTGCGGGCGGCCGGTGAACCACACGCTGGCGGCGTCCTCGGCGTTGCCGTGCTTCTGCACGAGGCCGCCGAAGACGTGGTCGAAGACCTGATCCTGTATCTCCGGGCTGGCCAGAAACTCCCTCGGCGACACCACCCGGCCAACCGCGTCCTTCGTCCACTTCGGCAGGTTGCGGCCCATCATCTGGTAGCGGCCCAGCGCCCGGTCGCCGTTCTTGGTGATCGGACCCACAGCCTCGTAGTCGCCGCTGCCCCGGCTCTCGACGGCGGCAATGGCCGGGCCATACACCTCGCTGGCGCGACCCTGTGCCTCAGGCGTGCGCTGGTCGGTCAGGCGCAGCGGCTCGTCAGGAGCCCCACCGTGGATCGTCGTCGGGCCGGTCAGGCGCTTCCGATCTGGCGAGGGCAGGGCCAGCAGGTCGGCGGGTGCGCCCAGCGCGGGCATCGCGTCGTCGACCGGCAGCGCCCGGACTTCGTCTTCGGGCAGGGTCTGCGGCTTGGCGCGTTGCTTCTCGTCGCCGAACGTCTGCTCGATGCCCCCGGCCACCGTGCCGCCGAGGCCGCCCTTGATGGCCGCCATGCCGTACCGCTCGGTAGACCCCGGACCGAACATCGTGCCGCTCGTGCCGTAGTCCTCGATGGCTTCCTGTCCGGCCTCGGTTGCAGCTTCCTTCGCGCCAGCCAGTCCGATCTTGCGGGCCACGTTGCCGCTGACCTTCTCCAGCGCGCCGGTCCCCAACTTGCGGGCGACCGAGGTCTCAGGTCCCAGCAGGTCGAGCGCCGCCGACCCGGTGGCGGCCAGCGCCGCCCGGCCGCGATTGTCGACGCCGAGTTCGTCCTGCCCCTGCCGCTGGCCGCCGTAGCTCTGCACGAAGCTGGGCGCGAACGCTCCGACACCACCGCCCAGCACACCACCAAGGACCGTACCCTCGGGTCCGGCGAGCGACCCCAGCGCCCCGCCGATCCGTGCGCCGGTCGCCGCGCCTGCGATGCTCAGGCCGAACTGCGGGGTGAGTTCGGCCAGCGTCTCCTTGGCGAACTGGATCGGGTGGCGCGGGATGTCGCCTAGCGAGGTGATGTCGGCAGGGTTCTCCTCCTGCAGACGCGTGCCGTACTCCTCGATGTTGCGGGTCGGCAGGCCGACATCGCGCCCTGTGCGCCCCACGCCGGACAGGATGGTGCCCACCCCGCGCTTGACGCCCTGCACGAACGTCGACGGCTTGTCGGTGTCTTCGTCGGTGCTGTCCGCCCCCGGCTTCCCGCCGCCCAAGCCGGGCAGCACGTAGGGCGGTGCGACAGTCGTACCGGCAGGAGCCCACGCACCCCCGTAATCGGCGGGGTCAGGCATCGTGCGGCGAGGAGAAAGCGCCATCTACCGCCCCGATCCGCGAGGTCCAGCCGTTGCGTTGGAGAGAGGCCGCGAGACGGCGTTGATCGCCGGGCCGGGGACCATGACCCCGCGAGGCCCCCTGACCAGCGGACGGATAGGTGCGCTGCGTCCGCTCGCGCCGCCGCGTGGCAGGCCGATGACGGCCGTCACCGGCTGCACGCTTTCCGCCGCAGGCGTCGTTGGACGTGCAGCCGCCTTGGGAGCCGGTGCAGCAGGGGCCGTCTTGCGGGCGTCCTGCGCTGCACGGATGGCCTTGGCCGCCGCAGCCGGGTCGGGGTACGCGTTCTGGGCGTAGCCGTACGCCTGCCCCTGCGTCGGGAAGGTGGTGCCGACCCGGCCCTGCTCATCAAGCACGCCGAACGCTGGACCCTGCGGGGTCCGCACGATCTGCACGAGGCCACGCTTCACGAGGGGGTTGTTGTCCCACTCCTGCCGCTCGGCGATCTGGTGCTGCAGCCGGTCGTTCACCTGCGTCTTGATCTGGGTCAGGGTCTCGGGGTCGCTGGTCGTCTGGGTGGTGATGAACCCCTTGTCGTTCAGGATCGCACCCTCCTCGGCCCACGAGGTGTAGCCGACCGGGTCGAGCAGCGACGAGCCCGGGGTCGAGAACTTCTTCACGCTGTCGCGGAACGTCGTCTCGCGGTTGGCGGCGGTCTTGCCTTCCTCGGTCTTCTGGGTGATCGCGCCGGTCTGCGCCCGCGCCTGACCCGCCGCGGCCGCGTAGCTGTCGATCTTGGCTTGGCTCTCCAGCCGCTTCGTCTGCTCCTCGCGCGACGAGTTGGCCAGCGCGGCGCGGGCGGCCGGGTCCTGCCCGAGGTAGCCCCCGATCTCAGCCTTCAACTCGTCCTTCTGGACGTTGCTCAAGACCTCCTCGCCGCCCACCTTCATGGTGTAGAGGCCCTTGTCGTTGCGCGTGACGACGACGGGTTTGCCCATGGCCTGCGAGGCGATGTAGCCGATGTCGGCGGCGGTCGCGCCGTCCATGGCCTGCAGCTTCCGGTCGGTCACCATGTCCGAGTATTTCTGGAACGCCTCGCTCGCCTTGTCCGGCTGGCGGGCCTCGGCATACGCCTTGGCCTTGTACAGTTGCCTGTCGATCTCCGTGGTCGGACGCATCAGCTGACCGCCGCTGCCCGACACCGGCACGTTATCCAGCGCCGGGGCGGTAGGCTCTGCGGTTGGAGCGGCGGCCGGGGCAGGCGCGGCGGCTGGGGCAGGTGCCGCACCCACCGTTCCAGCGGCGGGTGCGGCTGGTGCGGTAGCTGCTGGTTGGGGGAGCAGCCCTGCACCCTGCGCCGTCTGCGTGGTGTTACGGCGCGTGAACATCCCTGCCAGATTACCGGCCACTCGCGCCATAGCGCTCTTATCTTCGACGGGCGGCGCGGCGGCGGCGCGAGCGGCATCCTGTTGCTTAAGGGCGTAGTCGACACCCCCCAGCCCGATCTGTTGGGGGGTCTGCGCGATGCGGTCCGCCAGTACGCTCTCACGCGTGTCCTGCTCGGTCTTGAGCCGGGTCTCGAGTTCGGCGGCGGCGGCCTGCGCGCGGCGCGCACGAGCTTCGTCAGCGAGCGTCAGACCCTTTGACGCGCCCTGCGCAATTTCGCCGAGAGCACCGAGGACACCCATCAGACAAGCACCTTGGCGTAGTCGACCATCTTGTAGCCGGTCGGCCCGGTGTGGACGGCGTCGGGGAACACCGGCTCGACCTCGTCGGCCATGTAGCCGTAGTGGAGCGGCGCGTTGTCTGGCTCCCAGATGTAGCGGAACGCCCACATCCCGATGTCATGGGCCAGCGTGGCGATGCGCACGGTGTGCTTCTTGATGCGCCGGTCGGAGCCCTTGTAGGAACCCAGCGCCTGCACGCCCAACTGAGCGATCGAGGCCAGCGCGCTCGGGCCTGCCGTCTCCATCGAGGTCTTGCCGAGGGACGTGTAGGCGTCGAGGTTCGCGCCGTACGACTTCCCGGCCAGACCGAAGCCGGTGTTGACGTTGGCCGCGCCGCCCGGTGCCGTGCCTGCGGCCGCCGCCGCGCCGGACATCCCGGCGTTCGCCGCACCTCCCGCACCGCCTGCCGCTTGCAGGACGCCAGAGGCCCCGCCACGGCCGAAGTTCGCCGCGTCGCTGGTCAGTGACATGCCCAGCACCTTGGCGGCCTCACGCGCCCGCGTGGAGGCCCCGGCTTCGGTGGCTGCGTTCTGCACGGCCATGTCGCTGCGCGCCGCCAGCGCGGCCGGGCTGGAGGGGTCGATGCCGAGGCCGCGCAACTGGCGGCCCATCTGCTGCTGCTGGCCCGCCTGCGCCGTGCGCACATCGCCCAGCGCCGCCGCCGCCTGCTTCTCCTGCTCCGCTGGAGCCGAATACTCGTCGACCATCTTGTAGTAGCGGTCCTCGGCGGGGATGCCGAGGGTCTTGTAGCGGTCGGCCGCCGTCTTGGTCTGGTCGTACTGGATGTCGAACAGCTTGCCCTGCCGGTCCAGATTGGTCTGGCTCTCGGTGGTCAGCTGCGCCATCGCCGGGGCGACGTACTTCTCGAAGTAGTCCTTGTTCCAGTCCTGCGCCTGCTGCGCCAGAGCAGTGTTCGCCTTGGCGGCCTCGCCGATCTGGGGGTCGTAGGCGTTCTTCTTGGCCTTCCGATACCAGCGGTCACGCATAGCGACACTCCTGACGGAACATTCGATAGATCAACACGTCCACGCCGTCACGCCCCGCGCTTTGTAGCACCGCCTCTGCGGTGAAGCCGACATTGGTCACGAGGCGACGACTGGCGATGTTGTCGCGCTCAACCCACACCGTGATCCGATCCACGCCCAGCGTGCGGAACGGGTACTTGAATATCTCGTGGAGGAAGTGGCGCGTGCCCCAGCGGCTGGTGCCGTCAGAGGCCACGTGCATGAAGATGTTCGCACCGTTGTACTGGTCGTAGCCGACCGCCGCGATGATCTCGCCGTCACGCAACTGGACGATCCCCTTCCAGTCCTCGGTGCGGCCCAGCGGGTACTGCGCGGTGATGTAGTTGAAGGCGGCGTCCGCGTCGGAGACGACCGCGTGCCTCGTGGTGTCCTGCATGGCGCGTCCCTAAACGGCGGTGCCGGTGGCATACCACTCGTTGGTGAAGCCTCGCACGAAGTAGAGGAACTTGCTGGGCGGGATCACCCACGACAGCACGTTGTTGTTGCCGACCGTGAGGATGTCCGCGCCCTGCTTCTGGACCAGCACGCCGCCAGCGGCTGCGTTGTGTATCCAGTAGCCGGTCGCCCGGCCAATCGTGGCGGCGAGCGGCAGGGTGATGGTCACCGGGTTGAAGACGATGATGTAGCGCCCGGCCTCCGCAGGGGTCAGCGTCGCGTTGACGAGGTAGCTCTCGATCTCGGAGAAGTTGCCCAGCGCCCGCTGCACGAACTCCGTCGTGGCGATGCTGAGATCGTTGTCGAACTGCGGCGGGGTGACGATGATCGGCAGCGTGCCAGCATCGTTGGCTTCCTCGAACGCCGCTGTCGCGTCCTCGATCTGCTGGGCGTTCTGCAGGACCTGACGACGCATGGCCTGCAGAAGCTCGTAGAGCCCCGGGTCCGGCATCTGGGGGACGTCGGGGAGCGAGATGGTCATGTGCCCAGCAGTTCCTCAATCGTCGTCGCCATGTGCAGGCTGCGGACATTGATGTTGCCGAGGATCGCCACGACAAGCTCGCGCGACTTGAAAGCCGGGATGCGGATCGGGTCGAGGCTGAACGGCTGCAGGTTGGCGCGCACCTCGTTGCCGTCGCCGTAGAGCACGATCTGCAGGCTGCGCGATCCGGCCGGGTCCGGCATGTTCAGGAGGATCGAGCCGTTGATGTCCCACGTGTTCATCGGGACTTCGTTGATCGCCCCCAGCAGGTCGCCGGGGAAGTGCGCGGCGTTCCATGCGATCACCCGCGCCTTCTCGGCCTCATAGGCGGCGAGGTCCATGATCTGGCTGTAGTCGGCGTCCACCTTCAACAGGCTGAACGTCTGGCCGCGCTCGCTCAGGAACCGCTTGGACTTCCACTCGTAGTCGAGCGGCGAGTTCTCGTCGGCGTCCAACTGGTAGACCTTATGGTCGGTGTCGTGGACGTAGAACATGATCCCGTTGCGGGCGTCGACGTGCAGGGCCAGTGCAGGCAGCTGCATGAACGACAGCGCGGGCGGGTCGGCGCGGCTGAGGATCAGGGCGCGCGACGGTATCTCGTTGGGGAACACCCCGAAGTAGCGCCCCTGCAGGATGGCGGCCTTCATGGTCTGCGGGATCAGCGGCCGCCACTCGTCGGCGGTGAACAGGTTGGTCGTGGCCAAGCTGCGCTGGCTAGGCGACAGCACCACCAGACCGTTCGGGCTGGCGTAGACCACGCCGTCCTCGTCGGTGGCGATGGTCGCCTTGCCGACGCAGGGCTCCTGCATCGGTATCTTCTCGGTGTACATCGCCCCCGGCTCGCCGCCGTGGATGAAGTACGGGTTGGTGTTGGTCATCACCGCCACGGACGAGCCCATCGCCGCGATGCCGACGATCTTCATGACCGGCAGGGTGATGGCGTATTTCAGGGGCCACGCGTGCGGGTAATAGGGCTCGGAGAAGTAGACCGTGTTGCCGACGAACCCGGCCAGCGCACCACCCGGCAGGGCGATCAGACCGGAGAGGTCGGCGGGCGGCCCCAGCCAGCCCTCGGAGGGCAGCACTTCGCCAAGCTGGGCGGCGGTCTTGGTGTCGGCGTAGGAGGCGACGCCGACCGCGATCTCCTCGACCAGTTGGTAGCTGACCGTGGTCGCCCCGACGACGGTGCGGTAGATGCGGCGCTTGATGACGTTCTCGCCAGCGGCGGGCGCGCTGAACCCGCTGACGGTGATCGTCGAACCTGTCGGGTGAACGTCGATCGAGGCGGGCAGCGACGGAGCGCTCTCAGCCTCGACCGCACCAAACGCCGAGACGTGGGTGTAGACGTACGCCCGGGTCTCTTGGGTGCCGGTGCCGTCGACCGTCCGCACCAGCGTTGGCGGACCCAGCGGTCCCGTCACCCCCATGGGCATCCATGCGGACGGGTAGGGTTCGGCCCCGCCTGTCGCCATCGCCCAATTGGTTTTCTTCGGAGCCCCGTCGCCGGTGTAGTAGATGCGGCTCTCCCCCGCCGTGTCGGCCACCGGGCTCACCGCCACGTCCACCTCCGTCATCCACAGCAGGAAGGCCGTGGCTCCGGTGTCGTCGAACAGGCGATAGAGCGTCTGGTAGGCGGCGGGCGGCGGGGTGTAGGCCACCACAGGTCCACGCCAGAAGCGTAGCTCCTTGGAGTACAGCTTCACGTTCGACGCGACCTGCGCGAACTGATCCCCCAGCAGGGTGGGGGACAGTCGCGGGATCAGGCCATCGAAACCGAGGACCCTCAGCGCAGACATGGGCTACTTCTTGGAGCCCTTGTCGGCCTTGTCGTGTTGCTCGCGCTCGACGTTGACGTGCGGTGTGTTCGGATCGCTGCCGGTCGGCGGCTCCAGAGCCTCACGCGCCGTCTCGCGATAGGCGGCGGTGGCGGCCGTGCCCCCCGGACCCGGTTGCTGGTCGGCCGGAAGGTTCGGGATCGGGTCCGACCCATGGGTGGCGTAGGCGATCGGGTCGGTGCTGAGCGGGCTGCGGGACTGGTCTTCCGCCTCCACTTCCTCGCCGTCCCGGAACGCAGCGTCGTCGTAGGCTTCGACGATGTTCCGCGCCTCGGGCGTGTCCTCGACGATCAGCGTGCCCTGCACGGACTTGCCGATCAGCACGTTGCGACCGCCCGTATTGACGATCAGTTGCCCGCCGACGCTTTCAGCGCCTTCGATTTTTAGGGCGTCCTCGAACTTCATTGGGTGTCTCCTAGGTTATGCCGTTGCCGTAGACATACCACGTATTGGCCGCGACCTTTTCGACGTGGCAGATGCTGGGTCCGGTGATGGTCCGGTTGCCGATGATGCCAGCCGGAACCCAGACAAGGGTCACGCCGACGTCCGCCGCGAGCGTGATGTTGCCTGAGATGCAGACGATCTGGGTGGCGTTGCCGCGCAGGATCGGCGTGCTGTCGCTGGGCAGGTAGTAGATGTGGCTGCCGAACGAATGGAAGATCGCCCGGCCGGGGTCGCCCAGACCCAGCACGTAGTCGCTGTTGGCGTCGGTCACAGGCCAGCCGCGATAGCCTCCCCAGCCGGGGTCGCCGTTGTTCTTCTCGGTCAGGATGTTGCCGAAGTGCGTGGCGTCGACCTGTATCGTCGGGAACGGTCCTTGGAAGCCGAGGTAGATTTTGCCGGGACCTTGGCCCGCGCCGCCGCCCTGCTGGACGGGGGTGTAGCCGAGGTTCACGAGCGCGGCGTTGGGCGACATCTTCCCGGCGTCGATGGCCCCCGGGGTGACCATCGTGCCGTAGATCGAGTTCGGCGCGATCTTGTCGCTGTTGACCGCGTTGGGGGCCAGCTTGGCGGTGGTGATCGAGCCGTCCGAAATCTGGCTGGGGTCGAGCGGGCGGTCACGGATGGCCACCAGACCACCCGCCGTCAGCCGGTGCTCGACCTTCTCGCCAGCGCCCAGCGGGCGGGCGTCCGTGCCTTCCGCACCACGCGTCACCGTCATGGTGTCGCCGGTGCGCGAGGTGCAGTGGGCGATCTCGATGGTGTTCAGGGCGTCGACGATGGTGATCGGAAACCACTCGTCAGGACCCGGCGAGGGGAAGCGCGCCCCTTGTCCGGCCGTCAGGGTGAGGGCGGTCGCTGCGGCGCTGTAGGCCGCCGCCAGCACCCCGGTCGCATTGTTGGTGAACAGGGGGCCAGCCATGCCGCTACCCGACCGTCACGTTCCAGATGACTTGGATGGTGTCGAGCGCCCCCTTGTTGATCACCGAGAAGGTGGTGCGCGCCATCATGTCGCCCGCGACGGCCGCGTTGAACAGGCCCGCCTCGACCAGCGAGCCGGTGCCGACGCCGGGGCCGTACTGCTTGGCGTAGGTGACCTTGGTCCCGACCCGGGTGATGGTGTCCAGCGCGAACCGCGACCCGACCAGTTCGATCATCAGCGTGGTGTCGGCGGCGGTGGCCGGGTTCGGCCCGGTGCCCAGCGCCACGTGCGACACGGCGTTGATGGCGGGGGCGGCCAGCATCCTCTCGGCGACGATGGTCTTGCCCACCGTCACCACGAGGTTCTTGACGTGGGTGATCTCCTCGCTGCCGTCCGCACGGATCAGCTTGATGATCAGTTCGCCGGTCAAGCTCAGGGCGTCGGAGATCATCGGTTCATCTCACGTTCGGGGCGGACGGTACTCGGTGGGTCCTGAGGGCGCAATGTCACCATCAGGACACCCGGATGAAACGCTTTTTGGTGAGGCCGTCGGCGGTGTCGATGTAGCGAGGCGCAGTCTGCCAATACTGGATCAGCGCGTCCGCGTCGGTCGCGATCCGGTCGCCGTATGAGCCGCCGAAATCCGACGTGATTAGGCCGCTCACCGAGGCGAAAACGCCCTCCGTCGCCACCAGCGCGTTTTGACCGTTGTTGACGTTCGCCTGCGACCCGTCGCCGCCCGTTCCGAACTGCCACGTCGCCCCTTCGTCGGGGCTCAACGCCAATGCGACACTGTTCGCCGTCGCCGTTGTCGCCCGGAAATAGAGGCCCAACATGCCCGCCGTGCCGTTCACGTCATAGGCCCGCGTCAGGAAGGTTTTCCCGGCAGGCGGGGTCGCCGTCTGCAGCGTGAACGCCGAGGTCACATCGGGAGCCATGTAGTATTGGCCCGCCGCCAGCGGTGGCGCGGTGTTGCCGACCGCGAACACCTTGCCGGAAGGCGCAACCCAAGCCGTAACGATACCCAGACTTAACCCACCGCTCGCCCTTGCGAAGGTTTTTGTGAAGGTGATCCCGTCCACCGAAGTCAGGATTTCACCGTAAGCCGTGACCGCCACCAGCCGGTTGCGCGGCAGATCGAGGAAAATCCACGGTATATAGTCGGCGTCCCCGGCAGCGCTCGCGAAGGCCAGCGCTGGGATCGTGCAGTTTGTGTAGTTGATCCGATCCACCGTGTAGCGGGGCTGGATCGTTTGAAGCTCCGTTGACCAGATCACATATCGCCCGGCGATATAGGTCATCTGGCTATAGAAGCCGTTACCACCGGGAGAGGTGGTCCCATAGCGCGTGGCCACCGGAGTTGGCGAAAGAGCCGGGACTATCGAGTAAAGCCCTGAGTTGGTCAGGTGGTGGAACTCGCCGTTAGCCCAGCTTAGCCCGTTCGGCGTATTATTGGTCGGCGAGCCGTTGCCTACCTGAACACTGGCGACGTTCGAGATATTGAAGTGCCAGTGAACCTGCGTCAGAAAAATCAAGCACGAGGAAGAACCGTTGTTGGCTGGCCCGGATGGCGAAGACGCCGCGTAACCGCCGCCCGCCGCGAAGAACTTGCGGTTGTTGGTGAACGGGTAATTCCCCTGCTGCCCGAACGACTGCCACGGAAACCAACTCTGCGTGTTCCATCGCCCGGCTTGCGGGATCGCAGCCAGCGCGCCCGTCGTCCGCATCTGTGCGAGGATCGGTTCAGTTATCGCGTCCGCCGCGACCCAATTCGGCCCCGGAGCGGCAGACGCCCAGACGCTTCCGCCGACCCCAACCCCGCTGCCCGCGCCGCGATGACGAGAGCGCAGACCGGCATAGTTGAAGTCGACGTTACGCATCAAATTGCCAGCGGTTGAACAGCGTCGCCACCAGCGTCTGCCCGGCAGCGCCACCTTCCACGATGATGTACTGGCCCGCCGTCAGGATGAAGTTCAGCAGCAGCAGCGGCGAGCCGCCCGGCTGGCGGTAGCGCACCGGCTCCTGAAAGACCAACATCTGCTGCGCCGCGCCGTCGTAGTACCGCACGTTCGCGTAGCCGTCCGCCACCGACCCGGCCAGCAGCGCCACCTGCAGGCAGACGCTTTCCGCCTTGGCCACAGGCACCGCCGCACCCATGGCTTGGGTCGTAGCGCCGACGACGTTCACGGAGACATTCGCAAGGGTCACGCCAGCCATCAGACGACATCTCCATAGAGGGCGCGGCGCATCACGTTGGAGGTGGCGAGCCCGGCCACGTCTGTGGGCTGGATAAAGGACGGCACCCACGCGGGTCCGGCGCGCACCATCAGCGCCTTACCGATGTCCGGCGCGGCGACGGCGGGCAGGTCGCTGGCAGGCTTGAACAGGTCAGACCACAGGGTCATTGCGACACCTTCCAATCACCGCCCCGGAAGATCAGCTTGGGCATGAGGTTGTTCTGATCGAGCACGAGGTCTTGGTTGATCCCGGCGATGGTCGCGCCATTGCGGGCGATGGTCATGTTGTTGACCGCGAAGCTGCCGCTGAACCACACCTCGGTGCTCTCGGCAGGGGCGGCGGGCAGGGTGGCGACGATGCCGACGCCCGCGCAGGCGTAGCGCCCCTTGGGTGCGACGTTGAAGCTGGCGGCCTTGTTCACCCAGATTTCCATCACCGGGGCTTCAAGGTTCGTAAGGTTGGCGTCCATCTCGATGTTGGTGAGCGGTGCGCCCTTTCCGCCACGAGTGATGATGGCTGGCATCAGAAGACCCTCGCGTTGCCGACGTAGTCCAGCGGGGTCTCGAAGTAGTCAAGACCTGCGTAGTCATACGAGGAGATCGAACCACTGTCGATCAGACCCACCACCTCGTCGAGGTTGATCAGGCCAACGAGGACCAGCACATCGTCGGACATCGCGAAGGTGTCGTCGATGGTCAGATGGCCGTCGAAGATGATGGTCAGATCGTCGGTGAGGACGATCGGCGCGGACAGCGTCAGCGGCCCGTCGTAGTCGACCGACAGCGTGAAGCCGAGGTCCACCCCTTGGACGATGGTCACGATGTCGGTGCGGCGCGGCATCAGGCGGCCTCGCGCAACTGGAACTCCAGACGGGGGTAAAGCGTGAAGCTGTTGCCCGGCGCGTAGAAGACCTCGATCTCGCCGAAGTAGATGCCTGCCGGGACGATCAGGTTGCCCTCGGCAAACTGGAACCGCACCCGGCCGCCCGTCCCGGCGATCGGGTACTGCGTCAGGTCTGCGGTGACGAGGTCAGCCTGCAGCGTCCCGGGCAGCAGGTCGCCGGTCAACTGGAACAGCACGAGGTCCTGACCATACGGCTTGAACCTGAGGAACACCTGCGCGACCGACACGTCCAGCAGGCCAGTGGGCTGGCGAAGCTGGACGTAGAGCACCGGCCGGATGTCGCCGACGACGAGATGGATGCGCCCGATCACACCCACCTCCGCATCTGCACCGACTGCACGGCGCGGGTGTGGTCGCGCATGCGCCGGGCCTTGGCTTCGCTGACCCCGCCGTAGAACCGCCCCCACAACATCGGCGCGGACTGCGGGTCGTAGTAGGGCTGGCCCGCCGTCTCCACCAGCCGGGCTCGAGCCCCGTAGGCGATGGGCTCGCTGTAGTAGTTGAACACGCTGTCGTCGATCTCGACCGCGTCCGGCGTCGGCTGGGTGGCGACCAGCAGGCGCATCATCGGCACCAGTGGCGGGGTGGCGTTCAGGCTGGCGTCCAAGAACGCCTGATCCGGCGCAGGCACGAGGATGATCTGGTCGGGCTCGATCTGGGTCACGAAGGTCGGGCGGCCGGTGCGGTCCATGCTCGTCCAGTTCGAGCCGTACAACTGGTCAAGCTCGTCCTTGGTCTTGAAGGTCAACGGAGCGCCGTAGCCGTCGACGTCCGCGCGCATGACCGTGGCGGGCACGGTGTCGGGCGGGGTCTCAATCTCGTAGATGGAGCGCCCGGCCTGCAGCAGGATCGGCTCCAGCGCCTCCTGCTGCCATAGGGTCTGCTTGTAGAACTCGATGGCGGCGAAGCGCGCGGCGACCGTCGCGGCCGCCACTGAGCAGTCGCGGACGAACGGCATGATCAGCGGGGTGAACTCGATGATCGCGGTCATGCGGCGGCTCCCTTGTCGGCAAGGTCAGCCGGGCCAAGCTGCTTGTTCGGGCTCTCATCCAGCACGGCGGCGGTGTGGCCGGTGGTGAACATCTGGAACAGTTGCAGGTACGCCTGCGCCTTGCCCTCGCCGCCCGCGTAGTCGTCGTCCTTCTCGTGAGCGCGGAACATGACGTAGTCGAACAGCGCCGTCTGGTAGAGGTCCGGCACCGTCATCTCGTCGAGCAGCGTCGCGAAGTCGGCGGGGTTCTCCGCACGGCTGACCTCGATCTGGGTCATGCCCGTCGACGGCGGGTAGACGTAGTAGCGGCGCGGCTGCTTGGGATCATAGATGTAGTGGAAGACGATGTCCGACCGGCGCGAGGCGTGCCAGTTGGGGTCCACCCGGTCGAGGTTCTCGCGGGACACCACGGTGACCACGCGTCCCGGGGTCAGGCCGTCCAGCCCCATGTTGCGCTTCACGTCGAGCAGCATGAACGCGTTGGGCGGCAGCGTCTGCAGGGTGCCCACCACGAGGGGCAGGGGGCCGGTCACGTCGCCCAGAGCGGGGTCCATGGCCACGAGGGTCCGCTGGCCATCCGACAGCCATCCCAGAAGCTCTGCGTCGGTCCAGCGCTTCGTCGCGAGGTCGTCGATCAGCTGCGTCCGGACGCGCGTGATGATCTTGTCGGCGGTTACGGCCATGTGGTGCCCTCATGCAAGAGCGCCGGGACAGCATCAGCCGCCCCGGCGCACCTGTCTACGTCAGGGCTCGACCTACTTGTCGACGAGGGCGATCGCCCACGCCTCGGGCTTGATCATCTTCTTGCCGAAGACGTTCAGGCCCCGGACCAGTTGACCGAAGTCGTTCGGGTTCTGCAGGCTCTCGGTCTTGGTGATCTGCGACGCGAAGCTCAGCGCCGAGATTTGACCGGCGATCAGGACCCGGCGCTTGAGCGCGGAGCCGTTGACCGTGCCGTCCGGGTTGAACCCGGCAGCAGCCTTCGGCAGCTGGTTCGACAGGTAGATGGTGAAGCGGTCGATCACCCCGAGCTTGCCGTTGCGCAGGATGCTCTTGTCGTCGCCGGTCAGGTAAGCCTGCTGCAGCGGCGAGGCCATCAGGCGCAGACGGGTGGCCGGGTCGATGACGAGGAAGCGTTCGGTGTCGGGCACGTTCTGCTCGTCGAGGGCCGAGGCGAGGGCGAGGATGACGTCGAGGACCTTGGACGGCGAGGTCGACAAGTCAACGGGGGCGGTGTCGGACCCGAGGACGAGAGCCCCGGAGATGACGCCTGCGGTGTTGCCTTTGTTGGCGGCCGCGCCGTTGTTGTATTCCTCCAGCAGCACGAGGCGGTCGATGGCGATAGCCATCTGCTTCGTGGCGTCGTCGGTGAACATCGACATCAGGTTCGGCTTCGACTGGTATTCGAGCACGTCCGAGACGTTCACGCCGAAGTATTTCGCCCGGTCGATCGGCAGTTCAACGGTGTTCGGGATCGGCACCTGATAGTTCAGGTTCTGACCCACGGTGTAGTCGTTGATGGTGATCGAGGGGATGTTGTTGATGATGATGCTATCGCCCATCCCCTTGATCTCGCCCTCGTAGGAGGTGTTGGCGATCTCACCGAAGATGGTCGTGGCGTAGAACTTCACGTTCAGCTTGCCGGACCACAGCTGCGGAATGAACGTCCGCGAGTAGGCCGGGGTGGTGTTGAACGGGGCCTGCACTGGCATAGGCATGGGGGTCGCTCACGCTGGAGGGAGGGAAGGGCCTCCCTCCAGCCGCCCGCTTAGCGGACGCGACCTTCGGCAAGAGCCCTGTCGATGTCGGCTTCGATGCGCTTGGCGTCCTCCAGACGGCCGCGATACTCACCCCGGGCGAAAGCTTTGTAGAACTCGTCCATCTCAGCGACGGACCAGACCTTCTTGCCATCATCCGGCGTGATCTCGGCGGCTGCCCGGCCTTGGCCCGGCGACACCTGCTCGCGAAGTTCAGCCTGCGGATCGACGGGCGGGGGCGGGGGCGGGGGCGCTGGTGTGGCTTGGGCTTTGTAGGCGTTGAAAATCTTGGCCGTCCGTCCCACGTCGAAGGCGTGGTAGGCCGACTGGAGGATGTCGTTCCGCACGAGGCCGCTGAACTCGTCGATCTCCAGCAGCCACGCCTTGAAGGCGTCGTCGTTGTCGATCGTCTCGTAGTCGGCGACGTCCTTCGCCAAGTCGGTGAAGTATTTCGCCCTGCGCTCGTCGGTGACGTTACCCGCCACATTCTCAACCTGCGTCGCCTGAGCCGCCATCTGCCTGCGCAGTTCCGCGATCTCACCTGTCAGTCTGGCCTTCTCCCCCGCATCGGTCTCAGCGACCACGCGGCGCATCAGGTCAATCAGGTCGTCTCCGTAGGTTTCGGTGTCCTCTGCCGTGATCAGCTTCGTCGCCGGGGCAGGCGCAGCCGGGGCCGGTTCCGGTGTCGCTGGCGCGCGGGTAGCGGTCAGGTCCGCGATCTGCTGGGTCAGGTTGGCGACCTGCGTCCGAAGACCGGGCACCTCGCTGTTGTATTTTCCCTGCAGGGTCTGGAACTTGTGCTGCCAGTCGCCATCGGCCGGGGCCGGTGGGGGCGGCGGGTCTGCCGGGGGTTCGGGTGGAGGGGCTTGCGGTGGTGTCTCCTGCGCCGCCATGTCGGCTTCGAGGGCTTCCACTTCCGCCGCCTGCCGCTGAACGGCCTCGGGCACTCGCGTATTCATTCACATCTCCAGCTGCAACTCGGGGGTCGGCGGGTGCCGGTATCCCTTAATGGTCAGCTACGTCAGCGGGACATTCCTGCCCTGCTGCGTCAAGGTAGACCGCGCGTCGCGCATTGTCTGCCGTAGTTCCCGGAGGGTTGCGAGGCGGCCCCTCAACTCATGGGCGTCTGCGTCGATACGCGCGCCGATCAGTCGCAGGGTGACGGCCTCGATCTCCGTCTCGAACATCGCGTCGACGTCACGCCACCTTGGGGTCTCCACAAGCTGCGCTAGGGCAGTGAGGGCGGCCGCAGTGGGCTTCGTCAACATCTGCCGGACGATGGCGAGCACGCCCGTCGTTTGTCAATACGCCTCACTGTAGATCGGTGGTCGGAGCGCCATCCATCAACTGTTGGCCGTTACCCTGCGTCGCGCCGGGACCGGGCGGCGTGCCCCCCTGCATGCCGCCCTCGGCCGGGCTCCCGCCAGCGGGCGGCGCACCGGCCCCGCCCTGCGCGTTCATGGTCTCCTTGATCGCCAGCTTCTGGCGCAGCGTGTCGATGTCCGGCACCACCTTGTCGGTGTCCATCTGCAGGGTCTTCGCCGTCTCCCGCAGGACGGCGGCGCGGCCCTCGATGCCCATGATCTGCATGTCGACCGGGTTGGCGGTGGTGGCGAGGAACTCGGTGCGGCGAACCTGCGCGGCCTCGCGGGCGACGAGGTTCGAGGCTCCCTTGGCGACGATGGTCACGTCCCCCTTGAGTTCGGGGTCGGTCTCGTAGCGCATGTTGAAATAGTACAGGCGCTGCAGCAGCGGCTCCATGACGTTGAGGTCGATGTTCTTGATCACGCTGGTGATCATCTTCCCGGCGTTGCTCATCAACATCGAGAGGCCCGACGCTGTACGGCCCGCGCCGCCCGTCGAGGCGTCGCCGGTCATGTAGCGCGGGATGCCGCTGTACTCGTCGGCCATCACCGTGAACTTGTCGAACAGCGCCATCAGGTCGGGCAGCGTCGACTGCGGCTGGAAGAACCGGATCGGCGGGTCGGCGCTGGCCCCGCCCATCGGGTCGGAGTTCAGCTGCCAGATGCGCCACGGCTTCATCTGGGTGATCTGCTCCCCGGGCGCGATGCGGTCGGTGAGGATGCCCACTTGCGGACCGCTGGACAGCGCGGCGTTGTTGATCATGTTCCGGGCGGCCGCGTTGCAGATATCCTGCGGGTCGCGCACGAGGTCGGCCACCGAGTTTCCCCAGAACGACCCCGGCACGCGTTCGTAGCTGGTCGCATAGTAGGGGCGACGGTTCAGCGGGTCTGGGTTGAGCGTAGCTTTGATCACGTAGGGGCCGATGCTCCACGCCTCGACCTCGTACTCCTTCGTCGCGTCCGGCACCTGAGCCGGGGTCATCCCCCAATCGCGCAGCAGGGAGCCCGGCACCGATCCCCAGAACTGCAGCGCGTCGATCAGGCCGTCCGGGTTCGAGGCCAGCGTGTAGCTGGGCTTCCCGGCCGCGTCCTCCTGATCGGTCTCGTCGTACAGCCACATGACCATGCCGCTGGTGCCGTAGTTATCCAGCACCATGTTGATCGCCCCGTCGTCGTAGCCGGGGACGCCCTTCATCTCCTGCAGGTCGCGGCGCGAGAGCTTGTGCTTCTCGATGAAGTCGCCGTCGTCCGGCGAGGTGGCGGCCGGGCTCGGATAGACCTTGAACGGATCGACCCGCTCCCACTCCTTGCAGAGTTTGATCTGCACCACCGGCGCACCGCCCGGACCCCACGTCAGGTAGGGCTTCATGCGGATCACCGGCCCCTTGAGGACGGCGGTCGGGAAGGTGGTCAGGTCGTTGACGAACTGGTCGAGCGCGTCGAGGAACCCGCCTTCGAGAAGCTGGTCCTCCATCTTCGTGGCCATGCGCTGGACCCGCTTGTCGGCCTCCTCGCGCACCGCCTCCATCGCCTGATCGCGCATCATCGAGATCATCTTGACGGTGGCCATCGGGTCGGGCGTCTCGCCGGTCCCGGCCGCCGCCGACATCATCTGCTCCTTGAGCGGACCCTTGGCGGCTTCGAGGATCAGGTCGTTGATCTCCGGGGGCAGGTCGGGGATCGGCGAAGCCTTGATCGACCACGGCCGGTCTTCGCCGGTGGTCATCATCACGTCCCTGATCCACGCCCCGGCCGCCCGGCACTTCTGCCCGGTGATCCCGGCGTAGACCTCGCTGCCGCCCTCCTGCCGGATGGCCGCCAACTTGGTCGGCGTGTAGGTCGCGCGCCGCGCCCGCATGTTGTCGATCATGCGCTGCTCGATGTCGCCGTAGCGCTTGGCGTCGCGGGCGACGTTGAACTTGTGCTTGATGTGCCCGGCCAGCCCGGTGATCAGCGGGGCCGCCTGCCGCGCCTCGGCCTCGGCGCGCTCGTCGCTCTCGCGCTGCTGCAGCGCGCCGAGGCTCATGGCGCGCATGCCTGCGTTCTGGAGGACGACGACGTTACTGGACGGGACGACCGCGCCGGGCGCGGGCGCAGGCATCGGCGCGGACATGCCATAGGGGGCCGGACCGGAGGCTCCGGGGATTGGGCTGGGGGTGATGCCGCCGCCTCCGGGGGTCAAGCCGATCGCCATGGTCGCTCCCTCAGGTCCAGCCCGCTGCGTTCACCTGTAGCACCGGACGCGCCTGTTGCCGCGCATTGTACGCCCCGCCTTGGTCGGCGTCCGCATGCAGGCAGGCGTACTGGTCGGCGTCGGCGATGTGGCTGAGCGTGCCCTTCTCGGGGGCGTCCTCGGCCTCGCCGTTTTTCTTGAGCTTGTAGCGGTAGCCGCCCCGGTAGGCTTGGATCAGCACGCGTGCGCCTTCCGGGCACAGGAGACGGCCGGGGCCGCCGTCGATCTGCCGGTTGAGGAACTTCTCCACCGCGCCGATCCGCGCCGCCGTCACGTTGGTGCGCGCCGGAATAGCTTTCAGCCCCGACGCCCTGACCATTTCAAAACACGTCCGCTCGTCAGTCTGCGCCCTTGCCTGCCCTGCCGGGTCCCCCACAACCAGCACCGGGAAGCCGGGATACTTCGACGCCAGCAGGGGCTTGAGCTTGGAGTTGAGGAACCGCTCGATACCCATGTTATCCGACGTGAGGGCGTCATAGGTGAGGAACCTCCCGCGCAGGTCCAGTTGGTTGACGGTGGCCGAGGGGTTGAGCCCGAAGTCCATGCCGATGATCAGCGGTCGGTCGGAGAGGCGGATCGGCAGCAGCTTGGACTTGGCGACGTGGAACTCGGACCGGAACGTCCGGTAGACCGGCAGGCCCGCGAGGCTCTTGCCGAACTTGGCGTGGATGTAGACGTCGATCCAGTCCTCGGATTTCCCCAGCATCAGGTTGGGGTAGTAGTCCTGCGGCAGGTACTCGAGCCAGTCGGCCTCGGGGCTCATGCCGCTCGGCTGGATGTAGACCCCGACGTTGGTCGGCGGATCGGAGAGCAGCGTCTCCCACGGCGTGTCGACATCGGGCGGGTTCGACGCGCCCCAGATGTGCTTGTTCTCGGTGCCGTCGTCCTTGACGCAGCCGACCCCATTGTCGAGCTTGGAGGGGTAGCGGCCGACGCGTCCCTGCAGCGCCTCGAACACGGCCGGGCTGATCTCGCGGAACTCGTCGATGATCCCAAAGGACGTCTGCAACGACAGCAGTCGGCGGACGTCGTTCTGGTCGTCGAGGCCCCGGAAGGAGACCTCGCACTCGACGTTGCCGAAGCGCAGCAGGAACTTGAGGTCGGTGCGCAGGAAGTTGCCTGCCAGCCCATCGGGAAACCAGCGAAGGAAGTCCGGGATGGACGTGTCCTTCAACTGCTCGCGGGTGTTGCGCACCCACACGGCCTTCGAGCGTCGAACGCCGTCCCGACAGGGGGCCATCTGGGCAGCATGGTAGGCGATCTTCATGATCGCCGCCGTCGTCTTGGTAGACCCCACCGGCCCCACGATCAACTCGATGAACCTCTCGCCGAGGAAGAACGGCGTCACCGAGGGGACGGGCGTGAAGGTCAGGGTGTCGGTCACATCCGTGAGTTATCCACAGGTCCTGAAAACAAGCCACCCACGCTACGCGTGGGTGGCCGCCGTAGCCGTGGGGATGGCCACGGTCGCAGGGATCAGCCCTGCAGGAACCTATGCCAGATGCCCTCCATCGAGGAGGTGTAGAGCGCGGCCACGCCTGCAGCTTGGGAAATCCCTGTCGCACCGGCGATGCCGTTGATGGTCGCGCCACCGAACCCGAACACCTGACAGGCGGCCGCGCCATCGTTGAAGATCAGCACCGTGTCGCCGCCGAACGTCACCGGCAGCTTGACGCTGTCGGCGGCGGTGGCGACGGAGGCGACCCGCACGACCGGCTGGACGATCTGGACGGCGTTGGTCGCGCCGCCGCCGACCGCTGCGGCCGGAATGTTCTGGCCCGGTCCGGGCGGGGCCATCTGGGTGGCGAAGGAAGCGAGACCCATCGGGAGAACTCCTAAGAGATCGGCGGCTTGGAGCCGGGCGTGATGGCCGCAGACGCTAGACCAACCTGATGCTGGGGGGAAGGGCCGGGTGTGGTGGGCACCGCCCCCATCGCGGCGGCCTGCGCAGCCGGGTTGCCGACCAGCGCCCCGAGGCCGGGATTGTTGGGCCGCAGGTCGAAGTCGCGGACCTTGAGGTTGGTGATGTAGGCCGGGGGCGGCGGCAGCGGGGCGGGCTTGGGCGCGGGCCGGTGCAGGTCGGGCGGCAGCGGACGCGGCGGCGCGGGCTCTGGCGCGGGTCCTGCGTAGGGGAGCGTGAAGCTGGGGGTGACGTCGATCGGATCGGGGGACGGCGCGGGCACGAGGCCGGTCGGCTGGGCGACGATGTTGGACCCGTTGACCTGAATGTTGATCTGGAAGCCGGTCCCCCCGTTCGACGCGGGCAGGGTGTTCAGCGGCTGCGGCTTGAGGCGGCCGATGTCGGTGAGTTGCTTGGCCACCTCGACGGTCAGCGGCGCGGCGATCGCGCCCACCATGCTCTGCTGGAACAGGCGCGTCAGCAGGCTCTCGGCCATCATTGCGGCCTTGACCGTGAACAGCACGCCGGTGTCGTGGAACTCATGGCGCTTCTGGGCGACGAGGCGCTCGAACCACGGCTGCGCGGCCAAGTGCTCGTAGTCGACCTCGTCCACCCCATATCGTTCGGCGATATCGTGCGGGTGGTCCGCGCCCATGGCGATCTCGGCCACCATCATCGGATCGTAGTGGGCGATCACCGAGAACTGCTCGGGGTCCGGCTGGAACGGGGCGTCGTCGGCCATGTGCCGGAACCTACGCCAAGACCCCCGGAGGGGCTACCCTCCGGGGGTCAGGGGCTGGGGTAGAACCATCGCGGTGACAGACTGAACGGGGGGCGTCGTAACCTTCGCCGCGCTGGAGCCTCCTGAATGTAGGCTTAGGAGACGGGTTTGGAAAGAGGTCAGTCCCCGCCCTCGGGCTCGCCGAAGTCGATCTCGTCGTGGATGTCGACGCTGTCGTCGATCTGCGGCTCGGGGTCGGCCACGGCGGCGGTGGCCACGACCATCGCCTTGAAACGGAAGTCGTCCTTGAAGGCGTCGGGCTGTTCCTCCCACGTCGGATGCAGCGGCAGGGTGTCCCCGAAGGTCACGTCGAACAAGGCGCGTGCGCCCGCTTCCACGTCTACTGTCACAGTCATTTTGGGTGCTCCAGACTTGAGGTCCGG